GGCAGAAACCCTTATTTTTCTAAGTAAAAATTACGGAATTTTTTTTGTAAAAATTTCATAATATAAAATTGAAATTTTTGGTATTGTAAGAACCAGTCTATTTCCATCACATAATGATTCACTATCTTGACAAATGGTTATAGAATCCTCATTTTCATCTACTAATATTCCCATTGAAATTAATGTTCTTGGTTTTAATAATTTTGGAATTTCATCTATAAAACTATCATCAATTCTATAGTATGTAGAATCTATCCATTTAATAACACAGCATGTTATTTCCATAATTATCTCCATAAATCTAGATTTAATTTACATATCCTATCCATATAAATTTTAGTTCTATTTTCAAGAGATTCACTTATATAATTTCTATTCATTGCTTGTTTTATTTTTTCTTCTATATTATTATCATTAAATACTATTACAGCTCTTTCTTTATAGAAATTTAATAACTTAGTTTTATCTCTTATCAATAAAGGAGTTCCTGACATTAAAATTTCAGTTATAATTCTTGGGCAACCATCTTCTTCATTACTTGTCATTATTCCAAATCTACTTTGATTTATATATTCGTTCGCTTGTTCTCTAGTTATATGACCAAGAAAATTAATATTAGAAATTCCATATTTCTTACAAAGTTCTTTTCCAACATCTTCTTTATTACCACAATGAACTATTTTTAATGATTTTAAATAGTTAGATTTTGAAATACTTTCAATAAAGAATTCTTGACCTTTATGTTTAATTTGAGTAAAGTTACAAATCCATATTAAATCATAAATAACTTTTAAACTTAAAGGTTTAAATACTTCATTAGAAGCAGTTTTATAAAAAGGTATATGAGATCTACTAGTTATATGACTATCATCTTCAACTAATATTTTATCGTAAGTTCCACCATATTGTGGATTAGTTCTTTTACCAGCTCCTAAATATAATTTTAATCCAAAAAATTCTGGATTATGTTTTGTAATAATATCATACTCTTGAAATCCGCCTCTGAAAAAAGATATAGTTGGTTGAGGGTATTTAAGAACTTCATTAAAGTTTTTAACCCATCTTTGAATAAATCGTTTACCATTTACTTCAAAAACTATGTCAGGAAGGTTTTGATCAGAAAGTCTCCATATAATAACTTCATCAAATTTATTATTTTCTAGGAACCATATTCCTTGGAGAAGGTAAAAATCATGACATTTCTTTTTAAATGTTTCTAAATCTTTGTATTCATGATAGTATTCTAAATTTTTTAAATTCGTTCTAAATACCCAAAATATTTTCATATAAATATTTCCTTTCTAAAACCATTTATATTTTGTTCTTGTATATATATTAATAAACAATAGGCACCTCCATTTTTGCAAAGGTCTTATGTAGATTAGAAACTTGGTAATAACTTGTATCTATTAAAAAGAATAGTTTTTACTTTAGTTCTTTTCTACATAAGACCAGTTATAAATAAAATAATCATATATAAAAAAATTAAGTATATATATTAATTCATGAAGTAAGATATTCTTGGGTGTTTTATTATCCGTTGTGAGTGTTTAGTGGTACTCCCACATATATCCTGTAGTTTCCAACATGTTGGAGCAACTATAGTCGATATATACATTCATCGAGAACTTGTAGGTTCATTAAAAAGGTTATTAGTAATAATAACTTCCGGACGCTAGCACCCGGATGAGTAACCTTCCAGTACAGGAAACCGGATCCTTGCTGTAAAACTATAGAAATTAATCGTGGATTATTTCAGATAACCAAGATTTTATTATGTAATAATCCGCGGTTCCTTAAAGAAACAAACTAAGTTCTGATCTTAATTTTTTTCAGAACAAATACTTTTATATGTGGCACATAGTGATCATACATGCATATAGCTCATTTGGTAGAGCATTAGTCTTTGAAAACTAACTGTAGATGGTTCAATCCCATCTATGCAACCCTAAAGGTCACTTAACTATGCCACTAAAATAAATATACATGGCATCTAAGAAGTTTACATGTTTGACAATTGGTTTGTCAATTTGCCTCTTAAGCAAATGTTAGTAGGTTCAAATCCTACACACTATCGAAAGATAGATTAAAACTTCTTTAACTTCGCCATGTTTTAAGAATAGGGCACATGATCGACATACAAGCATTTCAATGAAGATGAAAAAAGCTACTTCGGGGGTATGAGATTACTAATCTCAAACCTCCACCAAAAAAGTAAAAACGTCGATTAAACTAGCCCTTTAAATAATAGGCACCTGAGCAACCTACAAGCAAATTATATCATGCATAAAACGCTCCATAGACCCCCACCAAAACAGATCATGGGGGTTAGTTATGGGTTAAACGTTGGTCTAACTATGCCTATTTTAAAAACTACTACGGGTGAATGTTTTAGGTATGAGGTTTTTGTTCCCTCTAAACCAGGAACCCGTATTTTTTTACGTCGGTTCTGTTGCCTATATAAAATTAGGCACTTAGTCAATATACATGCAATTCTAATGCTAAAAAAATTGACTTAACTAGCCTAACCTATTTAAAAAGAAAGGAATAAGAAAAGATGAAAAGTGAGAATGTTGCGTCTACCAAACAATCAATGATAAGTGAGTTAATAAAAAGTAAGCACGGAGACTTAAAAGATTATGTCTCAATAACTTTAAAAGTTGCAAAAGAAGATCCAGAATTTCTTGCTCACTTAATTTCTTGGAACTTAATTAAAGGAGAAATCAGAGATTCAAAAATTGCTTTACCGATCATAAATTTGAGGTCCTTAAAAAAAGGAGATTCTGAATTTGCAGAAAATGCAGTAGCTTCTTTAATGACTTTAGATCCAAGAAATTTGGTTAAAGCTTATAAATTTAATAAAGAACTTTCAGAAGAAGGTTTACATATAACTGGTGGACACAGAAGATTATTAGAAGAAGCAATGAAAAAATATTTAGAAATTCGGGAAGAAAAAATTGGTTGGTGGATTAGAACTGCAGTTCAGCATAGATCTTCTTTAAAAGAATTATATACAGTATCTCATTATAATCCATCTACTATAATATATCCATCTCTAAAGAAAGAAGATCCGGATATAACTGTTCAAGAAATTTTATTTGAAAAAAATTTTCCAGTAAACTCAATATTCTATGCAATAGCAAATCTTAAAAATATGCAACCATCTGAAGCGGCTGGAACAATCTTAAATCGTAATATTCCTTTTCAGATAGCTCTTGGATCTCTTGGAGTAAAAAAAGAAGATTTTGAAAAAAATCCAGAATTTATTCTTGCACTTATAAATGGAATGTCAGGGCAACAACTTATAAATAGTACAAAATTTTTGGAATCTATTGGTGTATTTAGATCCAAAATGTTAAAAAGTGAATATGATAAAGCTCTCACTAGAGCAACAAAAGATAAAAAAGTTTCGACTTTAAAAGCAAGTAAAGCTATGAAATCTTTAGAAGAAAATGATCCAGATATTAATAAGGATATAATTGAAAAACTTTCAAAACTTCAAGAAGCTAAAATTTCTCAAAAGACCATAGAAGGTGACTGGTTGATCCTTGGTGATTGTTCTGGGTCTATGCAGTCAGCTGTTAAACTTGCTAAAGAAATTGCATCATATATTACTAAATCAGTAGCAGGAAAAGTTTATTTAATTTTCTTTAATACTGAACCAAGAGTATTTGATGTAACTGGGAAGAAACTTGAAGAAATAGAAAAAGAAGCAAAACACATTCAAGCTTGGGGAGGAACATCTTGTGGATGTGGATTAAAATATTTACAAGATAAAAATATAATTATAAATGGTATTGCTTTAGTTTCTGATGGTGGAGATAATACATCTCCTCTTTTTCATGATGCATATAAAAATTATTGTAAAAAATTAGATATTGAACCTACTGTTTATTTATATCATGTACATGGAGATAGTGATTATTTATCTCAGTATTGTAAAAAAGCAAATATTCCAGTAGAATTTTTTAATATGGAGAAAACAGATTACTATGCTTTACCTAATTTAGTTGCAACTATGAAAACTAGTCGCTATAGTTTAATGGACGAAATCATGAACTTTCCATTGTTAACATTTGACAAAATATTTGAAAAAAGAAAATAAGATTAAAAATTTATTTATTCGCATTTATAATTAGAGAATAAACAAAACATAAATAGGATTCACCTTATAACTATAACTTAAATTAAATTTATTTAATAAGGGAGAACTATTTTACTTATGAATATCGAAGGATTAAAAAATTTTAAAGTTAAAAACAATGATATTGAAACGATGGTTGGTGTAAGGGCAGAGATCAAATTAGTTGCAACCAACTACGCAGAACTTCAGTTGGATATTCCTGACTGGGTTGATGAAAAATTAAATGAAGTAGAAGCTGAAATTAAGTCTTTATCAAAAGCTGAAAAATTGGCGAAACTGAAAAAAATAGACTCGATGCTGAGAGCTACAATGGGTCGTGAAGAAAGAAGAGCTGCTCTTCAAGCAGAAAAGGATGCTCTTCTAGATAGCATGAAATAATTTAATTAATAACCCCCAGTTTAAGGTGAAATCATTTTCCCCCTCACCGAGAGGACGCATGTGACGTTTCCTTTCTTTTTTCGTCACATGTAACTCTAGAGAGTAACCTTAAACTGGGGCGACGTTATACTAAAAAATCATGAAAGGATTTTTTTTTGATATGATTAATAATGGTGATGTAGCCCAGTTTGGTCTAAGGCGCCAGATTGTCGATCTGGTTATTCGCGGGTTCGAATCCCGCCATCATCGCACGAAAGGATTGAAATATGAGAATACTTATAACAGGACATTTAGGAGAGGGTAAAACAACAGTTGCAAAAATAATTGTTAAAGCTTTAGAAGATGAAGGGATTTATGTCGAAAAAATAATCGACGAGGAATATCATAGTGTTTCTAATTCTCTTCAAGAAACAAGAATAAAATCTATAAAAAATATTTTACAAGTAGAAGTAGAATCTTTGAATACAGTAAGATCTAATTCTTTAGATTCAAGAAATACTAAAAACGCAAAACCGAGTTTATTTTTTGCAAGAAGTAAATAATAAATGATCTCGTCTGCTAATTGGTTAGGCAATGTGACTTTCACTCACATGACCAGAGTTCGAACCTCTGCGAGATCACCAAATGGGTAGTTGGTCGAGAATAGGACAATGGCATCTGACTGTAGATCAGACGGAGTTTAACTCCACGGTGGTTCGAACCCATCACTACCCACCAATTTAAATATAAGGAGTAAATTATGAGTTACATTAAAATATTTTTTCTTAGTTTTCTTATGATTGTAATAACTTATGGATTTCTTTTTGATCTTCATGTTAAAGATAAAAAAATAATTAGTTATAAAGAAATGAGTAAATATTTTTGTATTGAACATAATGATAGAGAATTTTTTAGATGGAACGATAAATTATCTATGTATAATGATTTTCTATCTAAATATCCAGATGATAAAAATTTTAAATTTAAAAGAGACGTAGCTAAAAAAATGGTTTTTGAATATGGTAAAAAAGTTGAGGATCCAAAAGAGTGTGAGGATTATGATAATTTTGATTGGTATCATTCTTATGTAGAAACACACCAGTAAATAATACTAAAGGGATGACATAGCCAAGTCCGGTTAAGGCGGATGCCTGCAAAGCATTCTATCGCTGGTCCGAATCCAGCTGTCATCTCCAAAATAAAAAGTGAATACGTGTAACCAAAGCAAATCCTCCGGGAACGTAGTCCGGAGGTGGGCAAATAACGGGATCTGGTGGCTAGCAAACCGGTGGTGGTGCGGAATAAGGCTAGATAGCGCATCCTTGTGGGATATCGAATTCCTACCACGTGTTCCAAAAATATTTAAAATAACTAAAAATAAAAATAGGAGAAAATAATGAAAATAAATACAGTTGACGATTTCATTAAAGTGTTTTTTAATGAAATTGATGGACACAAAGAAGTTGGTTCAGAAAACATTACACTAATTGATCAAGATAAAAATAAATATAAAGTTAAAGATGTATCTTTAAAAATAGAAGGAATTATTATTAAAATTAAAAAGGTAAAAGGAGAATTGTAATATGGGTGGTTTATGGTTTTTTGGTATAATAGTAATTGTAATATATGCAGCTTTTTGTAAAGTTAAATATGATGTTAACATTTTTAATATAATTGTTATATTATGTTCTATCTTTTGGGTAGTAGTTCTTCCTGTTCTTTGTTTCTGGTTTATGATTACTATATTTTGGGATTCACTACAACTTATAATTAAAAAAATAATAAAAAGAAAAAAACCTATTGATTCTTCAACCAAAGCTACAATTAGAGTTATTAAAGAAATAGTATTTGAGTGGGAATGGGATGGATAAAAAAATTAAACAAGTTATCGTAATAAGAAAAGATCTAAATATGCGAAAAGGGAAAATGATTGCTCAAGGATCTCACGCAAGTATGAAAGTTATTTTAGACCAGATGGTAGATATATGGAATGGTGAAGATGATATTTCAAAAGAATTGTATACAGAAAAAGGATCTCCATTAGATTTATGGTTGAGTGGATTATTTACAAAAGTTGTAGTTTATGTAAATAGCGAAGATGAACTAATGAGAGTTTATGGAGACGCTCTTGAAAAAAATATTCTTTGTTCTTTAATTGAAGACGCTGGTTTAACAGAGTTTAATGGAGTTCCAACTAAAACTTGTTGCGCAATCGGACCAGATTATGAAGATAAAATTGATGGAATAACTGGAGATTTAAAATTATTATGAAGTTAAAAAAGAAAAAAATTCAATATGGAATTAATACTATTGCTCTTCATCTTAACACAAGAAAATGTGCTGGATTACCACCTATGTGTGATGAAGATTTTAAGGAATTTTGTAGAACCCATAAATCATTTATTCCAGATAAGAAAAGTAGGAGAAAGAAATGAAAAAAAAGAATAGTGATGATTTTATTGAAGCATCAAAAATCAAACCAGGAATGATTATTGGTATAAAAAGAAGAGTGAAATATGATGATATTGTTCTGGTAATTGCAAAAACAGGATTCGTCAAAGTAGATTATACATATTTTGACTATCAAGATAGTTATGGTGGTCCTTTTTGCGGAGGAATTGATGGGAAAGAAAAAGTAAAAGTTATAACAGGAGAAAGAAGACAACATGTCTTTAATCATATAAAAAATGATATTTTTAAAAATCTTCATGATGTAGAACATTCAATAGATACTATTCGATTGATTGAATCAATGGATTCTTCATTAAAATAAGTAATGCGGGAGTACACTAATGGTAAGTGGCTAGTCTTCCAAACTAGTGCTTCGGCTTGCGGGTTCGAACCCCGTCTTCCGCTCCAATGCCGGTATAGCTCAATAGGTAGAGCAGGTGATCTGTAATCATCTTGTTGTGGGTTCAATTCCTACTATCGGCTCCACTAAAACCAAAGGAGAATATTAATGTTAACATTTGTAATTATTATTTGTATTATTTCTGGTACTTCTGGATTAATTTATTACAAATTAATGAAAAAATCTTTAATTCAATATTATAATTTAACCAGAGGAATCAAAAGGTAGACGGTGGAGCGGTTATAGCGAATAGTAATTTCAGCTTACGTGAATTGGTGGTTCAACCAGCCGTCTACTCAATGATTATTTAATAATTAAACGCCAGTAGCAAAATTGGATCTGCAACAGACTTCTAATCTGTCCTATATGGGTTCGAGCCCCATCTGGCGTTCCAACGTATTCAATTACTTACTAGTTCGAATCATTCCTTAGAACAAATATAAAAAGGAGGAATGATTATGATAATATGTGAAAAGTGTGGAGTTGATTTTAAAAAACCTTCAGCTCTGATTCAACACTTAAGAAGAAAAATACCATGTAATCAATTTAAAAAATGTTTAAATCCTGAATGTTTTAACAATATAAAACCTAAAAATAAATTTTGTTGTCCAACTTGTGCAGGTAAAGTGAATAGTCCTGGAAGAAAACAATCAACTGAGACTAGAAGAAAAATTAGCATTTCATTAGGTGGAATCGGAACTATACCAACTATGAAACCATGTTTAAATTGTGGAAAACCTGTATTAAGAATGTTTTGCAACAACACTTGTAAAGCAGAATTTACATTAAACAATTTAATTAAAGATTGGTTGGAAGGAAAAATAAGTGGTGGGTGCAAAACTTTTGGACACGCCAGTTATGTAAAAAAATATTTATTAAAAAAATATAATAACAAATGTTCCAAATGCGGATGGGGAGAAATTAATCCATTTTCTAAAACAATTCCTTTAGAATTAGAGCACATAGATGGAAACCCAGAAAACAATAATCCAAATAATGTTGATCTTTTGTGTCCAAACTGTCACTCTTTAACAAAAACATATAAAGGTGCTAATAAAGGAAAAGGAAAGAGGTATGATTATTATAATGAATATTACAATAACCATTATAGTAAATTAGCAAAATCTAACAAGTTATAAATAAATGCGTCTGTAGTCTAACTTGGATAGGCGCTTGGCTACGAACCAAGATACATGAGGGTTCGAGTCCCTTCAGACGTTCCAATAAATAAATGGAGAGAAAAAATGAACAAAAATTGGAATTTAAATTTTCTTTTAAAACCAGGTATTAAAATAAGAAGAAAAAAGAATGTTCCATTATATTGGTTGGATGAAAATAATTCTAATATAATGATTCGAGAACTTAATGGAAAAACTGATCGTGGAACTTTTAAAAATGGAAAATTTATAATTGGGACTATAACTCAGTTGGTAGAGTAGCTGGCTTTTAACCAGTAAGTCGAGAGTTCGAATCTCTCTAGTCTCACCAATAATTAACAATTGGAGGTTAGTTTAATGAGGGTTCTAATGGTTGGACCTGATCATGGTAATGAATTGAAGTATATTCCATCTGAAATAAATCTTATTAATGTAAATGCACCTTGGGCGGTAAAAGAGTTACCAGATGAGGATTTTGATGCAGTTTTAATTACTTGTTTTGGTTCTGCTTCATCTAGAGTAATTAATCTTGGAATAACTAAATATAAGTGCCCTGTTGGAGTTTGGTTTTTAGATAGTCATGTATTATTTGAAGAAGAGATGAAATTAGCAAGACTACTTCCATATATTTTTATAGCTCATAGTCATTATATAAATGATTTTAAAAGGGAGTTACCAGGAAAAGATATATATCATATGCCATGTTGCACAAATCATATCATATCTATAGATGAATGGGGACCTCCTAATAAAATAAGAGAGTATGATGTATTTCAAGCTTCTATCCCATATCATGTTTTTGGTGATAGTAGAATAAAGATATTGGCAAAAATGAAATCATTATTACCAAATTGTATAGTTAAATTATCTGAAAATCTTCCTCATGATCAATATGTACCAGAATTAAGAAAGACTCGTGTGGGTTTAAATGTTTCTCTTGGTGGAGATTTTAATTGTAGAAATATAGAGATTATAGCATCAGGTATCCCTGTGATGGCTGATAGAACAGTAGATCATTCGTCACCGATGCTGGAGGGAATAGATAAATTTATATCTTATTTTGAAAGATCAGATCTTAGTAAGATGCAAAAAGTATATGATGAAGCTTTAACAAAAGCTGAAATTTCTGCTGAATATGGACAGAAATGGGCTCTAAATCATTCTTATTCAGCAAGAACATTATTCATGCTTAATACAATGATGAAAACTAAATTTGAAATGGAGAAATAAAAGGGAGTATTTTTATGGAGCATTTTTATGAGAATATAGAAGGATATTTCACTTTTGAAGGATTATATCAAGATATGGTGAATAAAGCAAAAGATGGGGATCATTTTGTAGAAGTTGGAGTTTTTAAAGGGAGAAGTGCTGCATTTATAGCTGTTTGTATTGCTAATAGTGAAAAGAAAATAAAATTAGATCTTGTAGATCATTGGAGGGGTGATGGTGATTATGAAATGTGTTTAGAAACACTCAAGTCAGTAAAAGATATTGTAAACCTAATTAAAAAAGATAGTGATGTAGCTTCAAAACTATATGATGATGAAAGTTTAGATTTTGTTTTTATAGACACTAATCATGATTATGAGTGCGTTAAAAATGATATAATTAATTGGCTTCCAAAAGTTAAAAAGGGGGGAATATTAGCAGGGCATGATTATGTTGAATATTATCCAGATGTAAAAAAATGTGTTGATGAACTTCTTCCAACTGCTACTATTTTATTAAATGAAACGTGTTGGTTATATAAAAAGGAATAAAAGATGAATTTAATGGTGGATATCGTCAAAATGGATAAGACCTGGGATTGTGGCTCCCAGTTTGAGGGTTCGAGTCCCTCTATTCACCCAATTTATTTTTATATGGGAGCGTGGTGGAATCTTGGCATACACATGTGGCTTAAGATCACATGCCCACAAGGGATTGAGAGTTCGACCCTCTCCGCTCCCACCAAAAAGCGAGAGTGATGGAATTGGTAGACGTGCTAGGCTTAGAACCTAGTCTTCGGGTGAGAGTTCGAATCTCTCCTCTCGCACCAAATATTGTCCTGTAGCTCAGTTGGTAGAGCAGAGTCCTTATAAGGCTTTGGTCGAGTGTTCAAATCACTCCAGGACTACCAATTTAAAAGAGCTGGTGTGATGAAATTGGCACACATGTTAGATTCAAACTCTAAATTTTAAAGGTTCAAGTCCTTTCACCAGCACCAAATTATAGTCGTGTAGCTCAGTTGGTAGAGCAATCGCTTGATAAGCGATATGTCAGAAGTTCAATTCTTCTCACGACTACCAAATTATATAATAAATCTGGAAGGTTACTCTAATTGGTAAGAGACTCGACTTGAGATCGAGTGTATACGATGTGAGTCGTTATGGGGGTTCAAGTCCTCTACCTTCCGCACGATATCACCTCCTATATAGAACAAATATATAGGAGGATTTAACATGTATTATTTTATTATATATAAAACCACAAATATAGAAACTGGGAAGTTTTATATAGGTTTTCACAAAACCAAAAATTTAAATGATGATTATCTTGGTTCTGGTAAATATCTTCAAGCAGCTATAAAAAAATATGGAAAAGAAAAATTTAATAAAGAAGTTCTTTTCATTTGTAAAGATGAAGAAGATATGAAAAATAAAGAAAAAGAGATATTAACAGACCAATTTCTTTTAAAAAATACCGGGAAAACATATAATTTATTAACTGGCGGAAAAGGTGGATTTTCATATATAAATAAAAATCATTTAGAAAATATAAATCACGATAATAAAAACGAAGAAGCAATTAAAAAACTTAAGAGAGCTGTGATACAATTTAAATATTTAATGAAAAATAATGAAGAGTTTAAAAAGAAGCACAGTGACAGAATAAAAGACGGAATATTATTAAAAAGAAAAAGTCCTGTTATGGGATTTTTAGGTAAAAACCATTCAGAAGATTCAAAAAATAAAATAAGAAAATCTAACAAACTTAACCATTTTGGCGTCAATAATTCTCAATTTGGAAATTGTTGGATTTATAAGGATAATATCTGTAAAACTATTAAAAAAGAGGAGTTTCAAAATTGGGAATTACAAGGGTGGAAAAGAGGAAGAGTATTTAGTCCGGAGGCGTATTCTAATGGTAAGAAACATGTTTGCTAAACATGCGTGGGTAACACCATTGTAGGTTCGAGTCCTATCGACTCCGCAATTCGGGAGTGTCGGTTAATTGGAAAACCTCTGGTCTCCAGAACCAGGACTCTGGGTTCAAATCCTAGCACTCTCGCCAAATATAATCATGGATCTTGTGGTCTTTAGGACTAGGGGGTGGCTACCCAGTTGGTTCAAATCCAACCAAGATCCCAATAAAAAAGGATAAAAAATGAAAATTAAAAAAACTTTAGCAATGATATGTTGCCCAATATCTGCAATGGTAGCAGGTTATATGATAACTCAATGTGAACCTTTTTGGAGGGCACTAATAATATCGGTGTTAATTATAATTTCAGTAAAAACTTTTGATTATTTAAAGAGGAATTTATGAACGTAAAAGAATTAATAGATACTCTGTCTAAAGAAGTAAAAGAGGAAGATAGAGAAAATGCAAGAATAGAATTTTGGTATGGGGAAAAAGAATATGCAATCCGATCAATGGAAGGATATAATTATTCTCCAGATATCATGATTCACTTAAAAAAAGTAAATACACCAGTTATTAAACCAATGGTGTTTAAAAAAGAACATACAGAAATGGTTAAGAAAAAAGTTAAAGAAATTAAAAAAAGTTTATAATATTCAACTATTTAGTTTAAGTAGACGATCAATAAAAACAAAACACAACTTTAGCGGAACCACCAAGGGTTGAATTCTACGTGGAGAATCGGGATTCGTAGAAATAGTTGAATGAATAAAATGGAAGGTTGACAGAGCGATAACTGTGCCGGTTTGCTAAACCGTGGCCACTGTAAAAGGTGCAAAGGTTTGATCCCTTTACCTTCCGCCATTTTTTTGTTAAAATTCCATTCTAGTTTTATCATATTTTACTATATATATTAATCCTAAAGTAGTGAGTTGTTCTAAAAAATTATTTAAAATAGGAGATAATTATGAAAAAAATATTTGTTTTAGTAATAATATTTATAATGTTAGTTCCTTGTCTTCTTTATAGTAGAGACAACGATAAAGAAGTTAGATTAAGACCAGTGTGGGTTTTAATTTCGGATAGAAACAATGATGCAGATTCAATTGTAAAGTTAGGATTTGTAAAAGAAAAAAGAGATATAAATTATATTAATGAACAATGTATGACAGAGCAGGGATGTCATGATATATCATCACAAGACAAAGGTTATAAAAACTGTATAAGATTCTGTACAGTATATGCTGAAGACTGGAAAATAATAAAAATTCTAAATTATGAGAAAAAACCATTTAATCCTGATTGGGTTATCTGGAATATAAAAAGTAGATAAATTATAAAAGGAGAAAATAAAATGGAAATAATGGGAATATTGCAAATAATTATTGGTTTTATAGCTGGTGCAATAACAGGAAGAATTATATATTTGTATCTACAAGGTAAGTTGTGGTTTCAAAAAAAGAAAAAAATTAAGGAAGAATATCCAAAAAAAGAAAGTTCTATCAAACTACCAAAAGGATATACAATAGAATATAATTCAGTCACAAAAAGATATAGACCTTGTGGTGATAAAGGACATTCATCAGCATTTACAGATTCTACAAAAGAAGAAGCTATTAAACATGCGTGGATTTTATATCATTCATCAATTGAAAATACCAAAAATAATTGGGCTAAGATTGAAATTTAATAATAAAAAAGGAGGTGGAAGATCATTATGTTATTAAAAATGAAAAGATGTTACGAAAATAATGAATTAGAGCAAGTTGAATTTGCTAAAGACCTCGAAGAAATGACTGGTGTAAATATTATGGATGGTAGAAATATAAAACATTCCATATCATGTCATCATACAGCAGAAATGAGAAGAGCAGAAACTAAAAAAATTGTATCAAGATCAATAGAAGAATATATAAAAAATGGTGGTCCAATTCATATTGTTCCTGAAGTAATAATTCCACCTAATAAACTAAGAGAAATTGAATCAAGATATATTAGTTGTCGTCCTATACCTCAGAAGAAAGATCTTGTAGAATTCGATCCATCTTCGGATGATGACGAAGAATAAAAAATACCTTCGGGTATTTTTTTCTAAATTTTTGCATCCTCTTTTCTAAATCTTAAAATTTTATTATCAGGAACAACTATTGATCTTAATCCAATAGTTGACAAAGAATTTAATGTTATATAACCTCCAAGATACTTATTACTTGAAAGATCTAGATTTGGTATCTTTGGAAATCTTTTACTTTCAACTGTATATATTTTACTTAACTCAGATTCTTGTAAAAATTTTCTAATTAAAATTCTAATGTTATCTATATACATTGTTCTTTTTAAATTACAAATTATATGAAATGATTCTTTACCTGTATATTTAATAAGAGCTGAATCAATAAAATTACATTTTCTAATTAAGTAATTATAAACATTTAAAGTTGCTCTCCTAGATAAATCAAAATCTGCTATATCAATATCAATTATTCCAAAGTCTGAAGTCTTACCAAAATTTGAATGTATTGATATAGTCCTACCAGAAATAACTTCATCATAATTTGACCAATGTATTCTTAAAAAACCTGTTGGTGTTTTTGCTCTTCTCATAACTACAATCTTATTTAATTCTACCGCAAAATAAATTGTTAGATTCTTACCAAGTACTTCTCTAAAAAAAGTAGGTTTAATTTTTTGATAGTAATTCCAAACATCAATCTCTCGTAAACCTTGTGGGTAAAATTGATTTTTAATAACAAGAGTTTCTGGATTTTTTGGAATACTCATTTATCTTATACCTCTTTTAAATATATCTATTTGTTCTTTTAAATTAATCTCTTTAATCCAACTCATTGTCCATTGATTAGTTAAATTTAAAATAGCATTTAAAACTGATCCCAAATCAATTAGATTACAATTACATTTATTAATTAAATCTGCTACTAAAACCTTCCCTAAAGGTCCACATGAGAATATTATAGTTTCATAGTTATTCCCTATACTAGTTAAATTATTTTTTATTTGCTCGTAATTAGAAACTGCATCTTCTAATGGTGTTTCATAAAAATCTATATCTTTTTTTATATGTCTAAAAAATTTTTTTGATTCATCAACTAATCCAGTTACTAATATTACTTTTCCAGAAAATTGTTTTATTAATAAAGAACTATCATTTGAAAAATCATAAGTATTGTAATTACTACAACCATATAAATTATGACCACCTTCTTGTACTAAATAATTATGAGCTAAATACCAACTATCTTTTCTTTTTAAATTATGTGATTTTAAATAATTAACACAAACTAGTTGACCTTTTACTTTAATTGATTTTTTTAATAATTCAGAAATTTTTCCAGAATGAGATTTAGCAATATATTTTTTTGTATTATTCATTAAAAGATATTCACCATCATTATAACGGGATACAACTGTTCTTTCATTATTATTCATCTTATTTTTTATATAATCTAATGTTTCAATTCTATCCATAACTTTCATAGTATTGTATCCTATAATTTATTGATATAATAATTTACCTGATCTTTTCCTTTCTCAATATCTTCTATATTACACAATCTAATATACATACGTTTACCTAAAATATCATCATTGCCATCTTTCCACGTTCTATAATTACTAAGATGTAAATGATAAGCTTTAATATCATAAGATGGGCAAACACTTCTATAACCTGTCTTATATAATTTATTTAAAAATACACAATCACAAGCTTTTTTCCCCATATAAAAATTTGATGATGCTTCTAATTCTTTTTTTGTATGACCTTTAAAAATCCATACATCTTGAGATTTTATTTTATCAGAATGACTAGGATTTTCATCTTTTTTAATATTCCATCTATTTAAAACAACACAAGTATTATTCATATCAATTCTATCTAAAAAAGAAATTGAATAATCAAAATAAATATCAGAATTTGAAATTACATTATAAGATTCTTTAAATTCATCCCTTGAATTAAAATAATGAAGAATGTCAGAATATTTTGGTCTTTCTAAATCTATTAATTGAATTCTTCCATCACCAGAACCAAATGGAAAATTTATTTTTTTAGATACAAAAACATAAATTTTATCTATTAAAAGATTATCTAAATTTTTTCTAAAACAATAATCTATCTCATCTTGACGTTCCTTATTTAAAGATATATAATAATTAATAAATAAATTAATCAATTAAAAAATCTCCTATTATTTTTTATATACTAAATCCTCTACGACTTGCTCCAACTAATGTATAAGGACCTGGAATTACTATTCCTTTTTTTTCTGGTCTTTGTAAATGATAATGATAAATTTTAATATCATAACATAAATTTATAAGATTATATCCATTTTTATTTAATTCAAAAGCAAATCTATTATCACATCCAGGAACTCCAAAATTAAAATGAACAGTACTTGTATCTTTTATTTCAATATTTCCTTTAAATATCCAAGCATCTTGACTATCTTTAGTAAATTTTTGTGAAGGTATTTTAATTACTTCTTTTTTATTTACTTCATGTCTAGATAAAGCTAAACAAGTTTTCTTAGATTTAAAATCAATTTTATGTAATATGGATAATGTATTATCAAAAAATATATCAGCATTTGTAATTATATTATAAGAATCATGATATTGAGGTCTATCATTTATATATTTTACAATAGATTCATAAGTAGGTCTTCCAATTTTAATAATATTAACATCACCATGAGGAACAAAATCTGGAATATTATCAGTTTCAGAAAATATAGTAACAACATCAATACGTCTATTATTCATATTTTCATTCAAACAAAAAATAAGTTCTTTTTGTCTTTCTTTATTTTCATCTTCATAATAATTTATAAATAGATTAGTTTTAATTGGTCTGTCTATATCATAACAACTTTTTAATGGCTTATCTTTAGTAACCTCATGCAAATCACAATGATATAAATACATATGCGGTCCAGTATTTCTATTTGAATAATTCCATTTCCTAAAATTAACATTATGTAAATGATAAACTTTAATATCCCCACAAGGATTTATGGTTCTATATCCTGCAGTATACAATCTATGAATAAAAACATTATCACAACATTGTTGCCCTAAAATAAATTTACAAGTATTTTCTAGTTCTATTTTAATTTTTCCTTTAAATATCCATACATCTTGAGAAGTTTTTGTTTTATAAAATTTTAATGACCCATCTCGTTGAACATTCCACCTAGTTAAAGAAACACAAGTATTTTCCATATCAATTTTATCAAGTAGTAAAATAGATTCATCAAAGTAAATATCTGAATTTGAAATAATATTATAAGAATTCAAAAATTTTATATGACTATTTATATAGCATATAAAATCACTATAAGTAACTCTTTCTATATTTACATATATTATTTTTTCAGATACTATTTTTGGTATTATATTCTTATCACAAAATGCATAAATTCTATATATACAAGGATTCTCATGATTTTTAAGAAGACATTTATCAATTTCTTCTTGTCTCTGTTTATTTTCAGATTTATAATAATTAATAAAAAGATTTATTTTCTTTCTAATTTCTTTCTGGTCAACTTCTGTAGTAGTATCATAATAGTCCATAATAGATTTTCCTTCTAAAACATCTTCTATATGACATAAATTTATATACATATGTTTTCCTGGGATTTCATCTATTCCCCACTGCCAAGTTCTAAAATCTACATTATGTAAATGAAAAGCTTTAATATCATATGATGGACTTATGCTTCTATAATCAACAAGATATAAATTATTTAAGAAAACATTATCACAACATCTTTTTCCTAAGTAAAAATTAGAAATATCAGATAGATCTTGTTTAATTTTTCCTTTAAATATCCATACATCTTGAGAACCTTTTGTTTCCAAAAATTTAGATGATCCATCTGGATTAACATTCCATCTATTTAATACAACACAAGTATTTTTCATATCTATTCTATCTAAAAGTAACAGAGTTCTATCAAAATATAGATCTGTATTTGAAATAATATTATATGAATCTCTAAAATCTTTTTTTGAGTTTATGTAATTAATAATATCAGCATATGTCGGTCTTTCTAAATTTATAAGTTTTATCTTACTAGATATAAATGGAATTTTTATTCTTTTATCTAAAAAAATATAAATATTATCTATTAAAATATTATCTATATTTTTTTGGACGCAATAGTCTAATTCTTCTTGTCTTTCTTCATTTGATATAGTATAATAATTAATAAATAAGTTGATCATAGATTTCCTCTACAATAATTTTTAATAGTTTCTATAATATATTTTTGATCATTTTTTGTCAATTCTGGATAACTAGGAATCATAAAACATTCATCAGATAATATTGATGGAAGTCTATCATTCTTATCTATATCAACAAAAGAGTTAGACCATAAATGTGCATGATAATCAATTGGATAAAAAAGTGGACGAGTTTCTATTCCTTTATCATTAAAATATTTCTCTATCTCTGTATAACCATCTTCTCCAGGAATTCTTATTCCAAACATCCAGTTTGATGGAGAAGTATTATCCTCAATTTTTTGTATTTTAACTTCTTCTACTTTTAATAATTCCTCTCTATAGTAATTAAATATTTCTTGTTTTCTTTTCATTATTTCATCGAATATTTCTAGTTGTCCTAGTAATAATGCAGCTTGAATATTTGTCATTCTAAAGTTATATCCTAAAATACTATGAATATATCTTTTTTTAGATTGTCCTTGACCATGAACTAAATTTGCATAATCATATAGTTCTTCATCTTCTGTACAAAAAGCACCACCTTCTCCACAAGTAATATTTTTGTTTGCAAAAAATGATAATGAAGAACATATAGATTTAGTTCCAGAATAAAAACCTTCATATTTCCCACCTAGTCCTTCGCAATTGTCTTCTACTATAACATTATTAATTTCTCTTTTTAGTTTTGGAACATTAAAAATATTTCCTAAATTATGAACTATTAATATTGCATCACATTGTCTAACAGATTCTAATTTAATATTCCAAGTATCTATATCTATTTTAGAACAAAATAATTTAAAATCTTTATCATATAAAAAAGCGTTCCACCCAGCGCAATAAATATTATTTGGAACAATTACTCTCTCAATATGCGGATATCTATATTTTAAACATTTAGAAACAAGATGTATTGCTGCAGTTCCATTGTTAACTAAAAGAAGATATTTATATCCAAACATTTCTTTTAGTTTTTCTTCACATAAATTTTTATATTTTCCTAGTGAAGAAATCCATCCAGAGTCTATAGCTTCATGAGCATACTTTAAACTTTTTTTAGGAAGGTAAGGTTGATAAATCGGAATTTTCATTTTTTCTTTTCTCCAAATATAACTTTCGGGAATTTCTCATTTTTAGTTTTATTTCTTCTGTTCTTTTATATTTCCCAATCTTTTCTGTATTAGATTTTGGTTTTCTCATTTTTAGTTTTGTTTCTTCTGAGAGTCTTTTTCCTTTACTTTTTTCACCAATTTTTTTCTTTTCTTCATCTGTATGTTTTCTTCCAATACAATTTTTATTTCCTTTCATTCTTATACTAATATTTTTTCTCTCTTCAAATGACTTTACTCTTCCTTTTGATTTTTCTCCTGTTTTTCTCTTATGTTCTTCTGTTTGTTTTCTTCCCAAATTATATTTATTTCCTTTGTTTATTTCTCTTATATTATTTTTAAATTCTTCACTCCTCTTAGATCCTAAAGAATACTTATTTCCCTTCATTTGTTCTCTAATTTGAACTTTTTCTTCTTCTGTATGTTTTCGTCCTACTACTCCATCTCCGCCTTCTGTAATATTATATCCATTTGGAACTTTACAATTTAAAGTTTTAATCCAATATTTTTCTTTTTCATTTAGATCTTCTTTAGAGAAACATTCACAAATAATTTCTTTTTTAAAATTTTCTTTCCCGTGTTTATTAATAGCGTTCCAGAGATATTTTCCAGATCCTAAATAATTTGGTTTATTTTTAGAATCTTGTCCAACATAAATCTTTCCAGTTATTAAATTGGTTGTTTTATAAATTATCATAATAATCCTTTTATTAAATTAGTTAAAATATTATTAAAATAATTCCATTCATTATCTGTTCTACTTAGATATTTTAAAAGTATATCATTCCTCATCAAGTAATATTGTTCTAAAAAATCATTAGATAAAAGTTTTTTTAGATTAGATATATTTCTATCATTTTCTTCTGGATTATAAGTATATCTAAGAATATCATATCCGTATCCATCCCACCATTCTTCATGACCATAAGTAACAATTCCTTGACATAATAGTTCATATGCTAGATAAGGACCACTTTCGGATAAAGATACATGAGCAAAATAATTATATTTTTTAGAATATTCTATATTAGTTGTTCTTTCAATTAAATTTACAACATCATATTTATCATTAAAAAATGAATCTGATTTAAGTATTTCTATTAATTCATAAGCATTCTTTCTTTCACCATTATAATAAACTAACATTTTTGGGGATAAAAGTTTTAGATCTTTATTATAATTTTCAGAAAAGTATTTCTTATCTATTGGATGTGGTGTGCAAAAAAAATGTTTAATATTAGATTCTATAAAATTCTTTTTTTCTAAAACATCTGGATGATTATTGCTTAATTTCATAATTGCTATATCATTAGTCATAATTAAAGCACCATATAATCCCTCCAAATAATTATTAAAACAATAAGTATAATCTATATTTTTATCTAGACCATATTTTTTAAATTTTCCATATTTCCATTTATCTACTTCAAAAGTATCATTATCTACAATAATAGTTCTATCTTTCCACTTTGTTATATTTTTATTTGGAATACAAGTTACTAGTATATCATCCCCAGATAAATCTATTGGTTTATGAAATGGATGATAAACAATATTACTAAATCTTTTACTTAAGTCTTTATATATAAAATAAGCTATTTGATCATGTGATATTATTTTTTCTTTATCTTTGTATCCTTCTGGATCATTTATAAAACTAATGTATATTGTCATATTAATAAGTTTTATGTTTCCTTTGTATATATTTTCCACTATCCAAATCTTCTTTTGATTGTATCATTTCAACAACTAATTCATCTATACTATCAATCAAAACATTCCTTTGGACATTTAAATCTGCAGCTTTATTTAATGAATTAAATAATTCTTCTATTCCTTTATCATTATAATATTTCTCTTTAAATTGTTCTAAAGTCATTCTTCTTATTGTATATAACCCCTCCTGAGCTGACCACATTTTTAGATTTACAACAGAAAGTTTATCTACTAAAGATCCTAATGTATCCATTACTTCTCCTTAACTAATTTCTTAGCTGGATTTCCAATATATACTCCAGGTTCTGTTATATCTTTAACAACAACTGCACCAACTCCTAAAGTGACATTATCACATATTGTTGTTCCTTCTCTTGTTGCAACATTAGAACCAATCCTTACCGATTTTCCGATGGTTGCATGACCTGCTATACTTGCTGCTATCCCAAAAATTCCATAATCTCCAACAACACAATCATGTCCTATTATTAAACCACTTCCAGACTGACAAAAATCCCCAAATGTTACATTATAAGTTGCTAAACACCACGCATGTAAAATAACTCCTTTCCCAAACTTAATACTCTCTGGAATTAGAAAAACACAACTTGGATCAATAGCATTTGGAAACTCACAATCCGGAAATTTAGATATAATATTATTATATATTTTTTCCTTTAATTTAGGATCTCCAACTGAAATGATTGCAGCTTCTGGTGGATCTACTATTACACCAAAGTCGTCTTCACATATAATTGGTAAACCATCAAAAGTCAAACCTGCAGGTTGTTTGTCTTTTTCAACAAAACCAGCAACTTTTAATCCACATCTTCTAGCAACTCCATAATTTTCTTTTGAAAATCCAGATGCTGAAAACATCCATATTGATTTCATATTAATTCTCCTTTTATAACATTAATAATATTACTTTCTGAAAAATTTGATGAGGTAACAAACTTTGTTCTTTTTCCTTCTGGTAAAAAAGCTGAAATTCCAAAAGACCCATCACCATAGTTATAAGTTCTAGTTTTTTTATTAACAAAATTTATAAATATTTTATTTGGATCTAATAAAGTTTCATAAGTAGTAGCAAAAGTATAAGGACCAGAATATCTTCCAACAACTATATCACAAAATTTACTAAGATACCCAATTTCGTTTAAATCATTATCATTAGAATTAATAATATTTCTACAATAAACTATATTATCTTTTTCTATTAAATTATTATCTATAACATTTGTTATTATAAATAAAATGTTTGGGTATTCATCAGATAATCTTTTAATAATTGGATTGAAATCAAAATTCTCAGACTGCCCAGAATCTACCTCATTATTACAAATTAAAACTTTTTTTCTATTATCTTTTAAAATAAAATTATCTATATCTCTTACATCAAATTTTGTAAAATCTACTTTTGGTAAAAAAAATATTGGATCATTTAAAATTTTATGATTGAATAGTTCTTTTAATGTTCTTTTAAAAATATTAAACAAAGTATAAAGATTTAATTCTTGATTATTTAAGTAACTAAAATCATATGAACCATACCAAGTATTTATATAATAATCTTGATCACTTTGCATAAAATATCCTCTTTCATCATTTTTATTAATACAATCAAAAGGAATTTGTTTTAAGTTTTCTATATCACTTAAAATTTTTTTAGAATTAGAATGACAATAATAATAATTTTTAGCTTTAATATTTTCCATTATATATCTTACAAAAGTTCTGGATACATGTAAATCACCATTGTGCCATGCATTATAAAAATATATATTCATTCTTTCCTCTCCAAAATACTATTAATGTTTGTGCCCATATTTATTGCTAACCTATTTATTCCAATAAGATTCTTTGTACTAAATTTATATTTGTTAGTTTTTACTGCTCCATGAAATCCATTTTTTACTAATATATTTTCAATATATTTATTATATCTAGAATACGGAGCTGAAAAAAAATAAACAGGTTCTTGTAAATTTTCTTCTATAATTTTTTTACTTTCAACAATTTCATTTTTTATATTATTCAAAGATAATACAGTTAAATCAGAATGGCTTTTTGTATGACATTCAAACTTAAATCCATCATCTTTCATTAGTTTAATTTCTTCCCAAGTTAGATGTTTTACAGGAAAATTCATTTCTACTTTATTATTTTCCCACTCAGTATTGTAATGTCTTGTATCACCATTATAAGATATAAAATTAGTTGATATAAAATTTGTACATTTAAAATTATACTTCTTTAAAACCGGATAAGCTTTAGTATAAAAATTTTCATATCCATCATCAAAAGTAATAATAATTGAATTATCTTTATAAATATCATCTAAAAAAATAGGAGTATATTTATATTTTTTTATAGTTTCTAAATGTTCTTCAAATTTATTGGTTGTTACCCAATTTCCACTGTAGGAATAATCATCAACTTTATGATATGTTAGAACTGGTATTTTCATTTCTTTTTAATTCCCCAGTTTATAAAATCTGAATCTTTACAATATTTTGTTCTTTTCAACCAATCTCTTCCTATATCTAAAATTACAATCGAGGAAGTTTCTTTTGTATGTATCCCAAAATTCCATTGATTTATATAGTTTCCTCTTTTAGTTTTTTCATCTTTTCTTAATTGTTTTTCTGGATTTAAATTAGGTTTCATTAAAGGATAAATATTTCTTATAAAATCTCCTTTAAATAATGTTGGATTTAAACTTAACATATTTAGAGGGGATAAAGTATAGTCTCCTATTATTGTTCGTTTTTCTAGTTTATTTTTATTTAATCTTAAAGAAGCTAAATTAGAATATTTTTCTAAACATTCAATCATTAATTCTATATTTAATGGTCTTAATAAAATCCAATCATCTTCTAGATGAAATACATATTTTTCAGTTGTTTGACTAAAAGTCCATATAACAGCTTTACTAAAACTAGGCTCTTCTGGATAGTTAACAATTATATTTTTAAAATACTTAGAAGCTACTTTAAAAACTTCTTCTCTTGGTTTTTTTTCACCAATATTATCTATATTTAAAATTAAATTATATCTATTATTATCTATAAATAAATTTAAACAAAAAGATTCTAAAGTTCTATCTAAAATATTAGGTCTAATAGTTGCTACCATTGTGATATCAATTTTATCCACTCAAAACCTCTATCATCTTTTTCATATTTTCTTCTCTACTTCCTATTGATGTTATTTTTTCTCTCCCATTTCTTCCAAGTTCTTCTCTTAAATTTTTATCATTTATTAAAACCTCAACACAATTAATAAATGAATCAAAGTTGTTTTCAGAAACTAATCCAGTTTTTTGATTTATTAAATAGTCTATAGTTCCAGATAGTAATGAAGAATTTCCAACTACACAACATTCTGTCATCATTGCTTCTGCTGGAGTTAAATGCAATCCTTCATTTTCACTAGATGATAACCAAATATTAATAGAATTATACATCTTATTTTTCTCTTCTATATTTGGATTTTTAATATAATAGTCAACTAAATTACCTGGGGAACCCTCTATTCCAAACATAAATAATTTTATTGGATATTTCTTTTTTAATTTTTGATAACATTTAAATATCCAATCTGTTCTTTTAGAAGATCTTTTCTTTCCATTATTGTATAAACCACCTAAAATAATATCATTATCTAAATTTCTAATATTTAAAGGATATATTTCATTAAAATCATATCCTGGATATACAATGGTTGAATCAATATTAAAACTTTTTAATTTATTTTGTAATCCAATACTATTAACTATTTTTTTAGATGGAGAATTTTTTAAAATACTTACTAAACTACTTTCTTTATTAGTCCAATTTTCCCATCCTCTAATCCACCAGAACTTATTTTTTATATTACATCTATTTGTAGAATCAACACTCCAAAAACTAGTCGCTATAATTACATCCGAATCTGGAATCTCATTTGGGTCTCTAGAAACAATAATTTCTGATTTTACATCAGTCCATGTATATTGATTTCTCCCATCAACTATTAATTTAACTTTATACCCTAAATCTATTAAAATATTAGAAGATCTAACTATCGTATGACTCCCACCATTATTTCCAAGATTGCTTCCAACAAGATTAAATAAAATTTCCATTACTTATTAATATTACGATCTTTTTTATTTGTTAATTTTTGAGCATCAAGTTTTAACTGACCAATTGTTATATCTCTTTCTAAAAGTTTATTTTGAAGCGAAGTTATTTCCATACCCATACTTCTTATTACATTAATAATTTCTTTAAGGTCTAATTCTCGTTCAAAAGAACCTTGAAGCATGTATTTTTCTAATCTATCAATTAATCCATTTAAATACTTTAAATTCTTACTGTACCAACTAGTATTATTACTCATCTTTTATTCTCCTTTATTTAAAATTTTTAACATTTCTTCATAAATTTTTTCTGGGGATAAATTAAAATTCATATCATCTAAAAATGTTACTGGTGTTTTTAGAACATTATAAGATACGGTATGTAAAACTTTTTGATTTCCCCACTCTAAAACAGGAACACCAAGTAATAATGAAATATTTGGAATTCCTGATTGACTTCCCACTGTTAAAATAGATTTTTTTATTAATTCAATTGTTAATCCAATTAAAGATTCTTTTTCATTTTTTGAAAAATTATTTATATCTAAAAATCTATTTTTTTCATCTGGAGCATAATCTGGATTTTTTCCGCATATAACAAATTCAAATCTATTAGTTAACTCTTTATTTTCATATATTAAATTATATAATTTATCCCAATAAATCCAATTTCTACTTAAACCCTTTCTATATCTTGGAGCTATTACAACAATCTTTTTATTTGTAATTATTTGATCTTCAATAGTTTTTTTATTTTCTTCTCTTGGAAAATATTTATAAGTCATTTTATCTTTAGGAAACTGAAACTTATTACAAAAATTTCTTCCATCTATTTTAGGATAAATTTTTTCAATTATTTCATATCTATCTTTAAATTGAATTTCTAAACATTTTACTAAATTATTATATTCATTTTCTGGGTAATTGGTTAATCTAAAACAATCTTGAACCATATTAGTTTCATCTAATCTTATGGGAACAAAAATATCTGCTATTTCTCCATAAATATCTAAACGATCTTCTCTTGTTGCAACTATTAATTTTATGTCTTGATCTTTATACTGTTTTAATTTTTTATATATAATATGTGGAGCAAATCTAGCAAACTCCCAATATAACTCTCCTAAAAACATTGAAATTATAGCTTTTGATTTTTCCACTATTCTATAACCTTTAAAATATATGGTAATGATCTATATTTTTGATCATAATCTAATCCATATCCAATTACAAAATCATTATCAATACTAAAACCAATATAATCTGGAATAAAATATACTTTTCTTCTAGATGGTTTATCTAAAAGAGAACAAACATTTATTGAAGAAACTTCATAATTTCTAGCTATATGACTAAGAATAGCAGATACAGTTAATCCTGTATCAATTATATCTTCAATTAACAAAACTTCTTTTCCATTTATTTTTTCTGTAATATCTTTTATAAATTTAATTCTTCCTGAACTAAATGTTTTAGAATTATAACTAGAAACTTGTATAAAGTCAATAATATGTGGGACTGTTATTTGTCTAACTAAATCAGCTAAAAAAATAAAAGATCCTTTTAAGACTCCAATTATTACTAAATCTTTACCTTCATAATCTTTTGAAATTTCTTCTCCTAATTCTTTAATTCTTTTATCTATATCTATTTTTTTAATCAATTTTTTTGTGTTCATTTTTCACCACACCCAAAGACTTTCATCTTTATTAATCATTTCATAAAATTCATCAAATGTCATTTCATCTATTCTCTTTTCAGAATCTTCAAATTTAATTAAATCTAATTTTTTATCACTCATATTATTTCTTGTAAGAGTATTACAAACTGAACCAGATATTTTTCCTCCACAATGTCTAGCTAACTTATCTTTTAATCCCAATATATAATCTTTACCACCTGAAGATTTTTCTAATAACCTCCAATAACTTTGATCATGTTTTTTATGATGTCCTACTAATTCTTTTAAATTTAAAAAACCAACATCGTCAAAAAAATTTGAAGGGACTGACCAAAATCCAGACCCTCCAAATTTTCCAGTAACAGATTGTTTTCCAGCTATTTTTTGACTTAACTCTATTTTTCCTTTTATCCCACCAGGAAATTGTGAGATTATTTTTATATTATTTAAACCCAATTTTTTAACTTCTTCCCAAGATTGTTTTAAAATTTCATCCCAACCTGGACTTACAATTATATCATTATCTATAAAAAGTAAAAAATCATATTTATCTTTTTTTGGATCCATTTGATGTTGAAGACCAAAAAAATTACAGCTAGCAGCTTTGGAAAAAGCATTAAAAGTTGAATTAGAACTTGTAAACGTAACTTGATCTATTATTCCTTTTTGCATTAATAAACTAAAATACATATAATGTTCATCTATTTTATAATTTGTCAAATTGTCATACACATAGATTTGGTGCGGTAAAGTTGAATGTTTATATAAAGCTGTAATACATTTTGTAGTAATAGATAATCTATTCCTCACGCTCAAAAATATTTTTATCATTCAACATTCGCCTTTCTATAAAGTTAATAATTTCTCTATTTTCTCAATACATAAATTTATATCTAATTTATGATAACACTTGGAAAATCCAGAAATATCTGTATTCTTACAATTACCCATTGAGTGTATAAAACATGGTGTGCAATTATCTTCAACATTTATCCAGTCACATAAATTTTTAGGATAAGTTGATAATCTTATTTCTCCAGGAAAAGGTCCAAAAATTCCAAAAGATTTTGTTCCAACTGAAATTGCAATATGATTTAAAGCTGAATCTGTTCCAATACATAATTTTGCTAAACTAGCTAAAGCTATAGTATCAGCAATTTCTTTTGAATGTTCTGCAAAATTAAATACTTTATCTTTATCATTAAGTGTTTCTATAAATCTTGTAATTTCTTTTTCATGATGAGAACTATCTGTAAGTATAATTTTATGTCCATTTTTTGTTAACTCATCTATAATTGTTTTCCAAATTTTTGTGTTTGGATTTCTAATTGGTGAAGAAGATCTCATTTGTAGTAATATAAAATCTTTTTCTTTTACTCCAAATTTATCTAAAACTTCTATACATTTAATTACAGATTCTTCATCTACAGATTGTTTTGGTGTTAATAGTTCATCTGGTAAATTTAATCCCAACCATTTAGTAAAAAGATGGTAAGAGTTTTCTTTTTCAGCTTGTTTTGTTCTTTCTATAACTCCTTCAAAAATTGCATGGTAATCAGAATCAATCATATAACTCATATTAAATGGTAAATCTATAACTTCGTCTATACAATCCCAAGTTCTAACCATACTTTGATATTGAGGTCCACATGCAAACAAAATTTCGCACGTAGGATATTTTTCTTTCAAATAAAATAAGTTTGGTTGAATAAAAAGAAGATCACCAATACCACCGGTTCTCCAAATTAAAAGAGTTTTATCTGTTAAATCTTGACCGGTATATGGTCTATACATATTTTTAAATTTTACTTGAGATGGTTTTAGAAGTTGTTCTTTTACTCTAGTATCAAAATGTAATTGCTGATAGATTCCGAGTCCCATAATATATTTATTTTTCTTAGTTAATTGCTGATTATTTGGATATTGATTTTGCGTGAACTTAAATGATTTTACACATTCTGCAATAACAATACTCGGAGGTGAGGATTTTAGATCATCAATTGTTTCAACAAATTGTTTATCTAGTTTTATTCCAAGTTCATTTAATTCATTATTAGTAATACTTTTAAAATCTCTGTTTATATTGTTCACTTAAATCCCCTTTCACTTTCTATTTTTTATTCTTGAGGTTGAGTTTTTGCCTTTTCAGCTGCCCATTCTTTACTTAGTTCTTTAAAGAAAGCTGATCTTTCTTCACCTTGAAGAGCAAATGGTGATTTTATTCCTCTTGCTTTTAATTTCTTTTTAAAAAACTCTCGATAATTGTTTTCGCATAATAAATTAATGTAAGAATCAGTTATATCATCAAATTCTGCTAAGTTCATAAATACCTCCCTTTGGTATAAATATATATACTTTCCTTTTTGTTCTATAAAAAATTAATTTTAGTTACTTATCTCCTACGTCACTCATAGTTTTAATTAAAAGACCTTTTGCTACTGCAGTTAAAGGATTTTTTGCTTGTCTAATCTCACTAACTTCAAAAGGTAAAATATATTTAGAAATTACACTTTTAAATAAATTTATAAATCCATTTGGAATTGATGTTCCTCCAGCTATAATAATTGGAATGGCTTCATTTATTTCTATATCTACTTTTTGTTCAAATTGTTTTATAATATTTTTAATTGTATAATTTATAAGATTTTCATAAAAATAACCAAGTGCTTCAAGTATTCTTCTTTTCTTTTTATCCGGATTATTTTTATAGTCAGTTTCTAAATCAAACAACTTTTCTTTTACACTAGAAACTCTATTTTGAATTATATTTAAAGATTCAGCAACACTTTTATCTATCCAGTCCCCACTTCTTGAAGTTGAAAATTTTAGAACTTCTATTCCTCTATATAAAATTGCAACGTTGACCATTCCAGCACCAAAAGAAATTGAACATGCGCTAAACTTTTCAGTAGATGCTTCCGAATAAACAATTGCTGCTGCTTCATTACAAGATGTATTATTTATTCCAAGAGAATTAAATATTTTAGAAAATACTTTTTCATGATAAATTACAGATCTTCCCTCCTCATCAATAGTAGGAGCTGGTATACTATATGTGCAATATACATCTTTATCTTTAATATCTCCTAAAATACTTTTTAGTTCTAAAGTTAAAATATCTATTGCATTAACTTCTTTTGGTGAGATCATTCCCTTTTCCATTGGTCTAGAAATTTGTTTATTAAATAAATTTGCTAATTTAAAAGCATCTTCGCCAATTATGTAAATTTCACCATCATCAGATTTTACATAATTTATATCAGTAAGTTCTGATAAAGAAATTTCTTCTTTATCTAAACTAAGATATGCGTTTCTTATAATTTTAATATCGTCAGAATCTGATCTAGCTACAGCGACAAACATAGTCCCACAATCTACTCCACAACATAAAATAGGATTCTTTTTCTTCTCTTGATTAAAACTCTCTAAAACTTCAGTTATATCATCAGACATTTTTATCTCCTTTTTAAATCTAACTCAAAAGTTCTTAAAACCATTAAAATTAAGATTTTTTCCTTTTTAATTTCAATAGTTTATACCTTGGAAAATACCAGTTCTGGTATTTAACCATGATAATCTTTTAAAGATTTTTTCCTTAATGTTTTTAATAAGTTAGCGGACTCTCTAATACTGCTATTACTATCAGATTGAACAGTTGTTTTGGTTAATTCTCCTTTTGTTGATAATCCACTTATATCAATTTCTGGTATAAAACTATTATCAACTTCAACTTCTTTTTCTTTTTTAGTTAAAACTGTATTATCTACGCTTATTATTTGTTGTGTTAATTGTGGTTGTTTTTGAAGAAGTTTATTTAATAACCCTTCTATGTTTTCCATTTTTTTATTTAAATCGATATTTTCTTTATTTTGTTCTATTTTTTCTTCATCCTCACTTGGAGTTTTTAACGTATAATTAGTTATACTCATTTTTCTCAAATAAGTTAATATTAGAGTTAAATCTTTTTTTGTTACATCCATTCTTATAGGAGTTCTTATTTCTTTAAATCCGGGAATATTTAAAAAATGACCAGGATCCTTTATTTCTAATATTATCACTCTTCAATTTCCTCATTTTTTTCTGGATAAATTACTGTTTTCATTTCAGTATTAAAAACTCTAGATATGGTTTTTTTAATCTCAGGTTGACATAATAATTCTACTTCTCCTACTGAGGACACCCACTTATAATCTTGATGTTCTTTTGATAATTTAACTTCTTGATTTGGGTCTTTCAATTTACAAAGATAATTATATTGAGTAGATTCTCTTTCACCTTCATCTGCTATATATGTAAATTTATCTATAAATTTTATTGGAATTACATCTAATCCTGTTTCTTCTTTAACCTCACGTTTTAAACAATCAGTTAATCTATTTTTATCTCCTTTATCACATTTTCCTCGTGGAAACTCAAAAAATAAAGGATAATTATCATCTGATGATCTTTGAATTAAAAGAAGTATATCATCTCCTGTTTCACTCTTTTTTATAATTACTCCACCAGCAACATTTATTTTTCTTTTAACATTTTTATATTTATCCATTAAAAATTCAAGGTATGGTTTTAAACTCATTTAAATATCCTCATATACGTAAAGTTCAAGAATATCATTTTCAGTTAATGTTACTGTTTCTTTATTAATTGTAATAACTAAACCATCATTACTAATAGTATAATTATCACCATAATTTAATTTTCCATTTTTAGTATTTACAATTATTAATTCTATATCTAAAATTGGCTCTGGTAAATCAAATGATATTGTAGTTGTAGATTCTTCTTCTGGTTTTGTAACTACATGAAAATATCTAGTTTTAAATTCTAAATCTCTTTCACTTTTTACACTTGATTCTGGAATTCCAACTCTAACATCAACTGGTGATGTACTATCAATATCTATCTCTAATCCAGTAGTGCTATCCATATACTTCATTTCGCCATTAATTATTGAAATATTAACTGGAACTTCTTCTAGATTATAAGAAGTATTTTCTGAAAAACAAGAACCATATTTTATATTCATTTTTATATTTTGAACTAAATAATCACTCTCTAAAATTAACCAAGATGGAACTTCAATTTCATATTCTATATTAAAAATAAGTTTCCAAGTAGGCATCCTATCTGTTCCACCTAATCTTTCAGATGCATCAGACATTCCTATTAATTTAAATTTTGGAGTTAATTTAAGAGGATAGACAACTTCTGTTAAATTAGTTGTTTCTATTAATTTACTTTGTGCTTCCGGAATATTTAATTTATATGCTACACCAGTATATTCATTATTATATTGATAATTATAAATTTCTTTTGGTAATATTATAAATGAATCAAAAGATGTAGGATAAATATATCTATCTTTTCCACCAAAAATTAATCCTAAATACATTTTAACATCAATATATTCATAAAAAGAATTTACCAAAGCTATAAATTCTACTTCACCCTTCAATCTACTATAACCAAGATTTATAATTACATTTTGATCTTGATATATTGGATCAAGAATTCTTTTAACCATACCTGGAGCAAGATTTGGAAATCTCCAAAATAACTTCCCATAAGTTTCATCAAAATCAAAATCTCCAGAAGGATTTAAAATTAAAGCTGGTTTCATTGCTTGATCTGTTTCTCTTCCATATTTTTCATTTTGAGTTAAATAAGCAACAGCTTTATCATATGTTCCAATAGCAGTCCATTGAAATCTTGGGTATAAATATGTAGAAAAATAATCTAAAAGATCTTTCATAAAATTCCCAAGAACATTATGTATAAATTCATAATGATATCTATTTGGGTTTCTATCACTATCTTTAAGTTCTGTCAATTTTTTCAATCTCCTCTTTTTCTATCTCATTAAAATTTATAGCTTCATGAGATAAATATTTGTTTTCATTTTTTTGTCTTTTTCTCAACTCTTCAAAATAATCATCAATCATATTCATTGCACCTATTGTAGAAATTTGAAGAGCAGATGTTCTAACTATTTTTTTCCTTAATTTAGATACTATATTTTGTCTTTCTGCAATTAAAAATATTATTTCTGATGAGTAAGAAGTTAGTGTTAGTCCATATAAAACTAATTGGTCTATAAAAGTTTTATCTTCATCTACTTGTATTTTAGATAAAACTAAATTTTCATTTAATATAAAATTTACATCACTAACATAATCTGGTTTTATTTCATTAAATTGATTTATTATATCTAAATTATAACTTTTATAGTTATGAAGATTTAAAAAAGTTTCTACAAATTTAGAAGATTCAATATTTTTAAACATATTTACTTTTACAGAGTGTTTTAATTCACTAGATGAAATAACTGGATCAACACTAAACAATAAAAATGGAGATTTTGTATTATAAAATAAACCAACATTATAAAATCCATCAAGAAAAGGTAATCTTATATTATAATTTCTATTTAATGATTTTCCTAAAACTAATCCCATATTATATTGCTTTCAATTTAATAAACTTAAATCCCATTCATTATTAACAACTTCATCATCTTTTTTAGAAGTAAAAGATGATAGTATTGTATTTTTATCTAATATACAACTTTCAACTTTTGTTGAGAAATCTGTATATGTTTCTGTTTTTTCGCTATTATTCCAAATATAAATAATCTTTAAAATATTATCACCAAGTTCTATTAAATTAAAACTTAATTGTTCTGGTATAAAATTTTCTTTCTTTAAAGATTTTATATAAGATGTAAATTCCTCTTTATATTTTTCTGGAACTTCATTAGTAAAAAACTGAGATAATCTTTCTATATTAGATTTTTTATCCAGTTTTTTAGATATTTCTTGTTCACCAAGAACTTTACTTAGAAAATATTTATCAGTAAGTTCTTGATCTTTTCCGAATTTTTCAATAAATGCTTGTTCTAAGCTTATAGAATTATCTTTTCTAAAAATATAAAATAATTCTTTCGGAATAAATTCATTTATTATTTGTTCTAATGTTAAGTCATTTTCATACGGTAACTTTAACATTTTTGAATCATAAAAGTTCTTATGAACAACATCAATCGTTTTAGATTGACTTACAACTTTATCAACCAACATATCTATAAATTCAATTATTTTATTTTCACTAACATCATCTAAATTATATGTACTAAGTAAATTTGAATATGTATTAAATAATCCAATTTTTGAATATTTAGAATACTTATCTCTTACTAATGGTTTTATAACATTTACATCTATAAGATTTAAGAAAGTAAATATTAGTGGATCCATAAATAATCTAAAATTTAAATATAACAAATTTTTATTTTTTACTAGATCTGGTTCTCTTAATTCTAATTTTTCTTTTAAGTTCTTAAAATAAGATAATATAACTAATAAATCTAAAGCTAAATTTTTATTTATTTCTTTTACTTTCTCTGGATCTATAATATTATATTTTATTACAAAAATTGAACTTGGAACCTTTTCATTATATTCAGTACATTTCTTTAAAATTTCAAGATAAATTTTCTTTGACATGTAAGAAATAGATTTTAAATCATTTTGAGATATTTCTGGAATTAAAGAATCATTTAATTGAAGACTTCCTTCAATATTATTAACTATAGATAAAAATGGATTATCATTTAATGCACTTGACATTAAAACATTTTCTAAATTAAATAAGTCATTTTTTAAAAAATTATTAATGAAATCACTTACAACTATTGGATTTTTATCTTCAGATGTTTTCTTAGGACTATCTATTTCAGGGATTTTAATATTTGACATATCTTCACCTAAAAATTTATCTAAATCATTAATATTTTCTTCTACTACAGATGTATCTATTTCTTTTGCTTCTTCTAATAATATATTTTTTACATTAGTATTATTTGTATTTAATGATCCAAAGAAACTTGGTAAAGCTTTAATACTATCTCTTGTATTTTTAATTTGATTTAAAACTTCTGTATTTATACATCTATTTATAAAATTTGAATTTATATTAATAAAATCATTTCTAAAAGATTTTAATATTTCTAATATTGTTATAACTAACTCATAAGGTATAACAACTCTAGTAAAATCAGTTTCATTATCAACAATTGATATAATACAAATTTTTTCATCTGTCTTTGATATTTTAAAAGATAATCTAAAAGTTTTATTTGAATATTTTTTAGTTATATCATTTACATTAGTTTTTGATTCAAATAAATTCTTTTCTACTTTTCTAATTTCTTCTAAAGAATTAATTAAATCAATAGTATTATAATAATTTAAACTTTGAGTTTTTCTAATTTGATCATTACTAATTGTTAAATTTAAACCTATTGTTGAAAATGTTTGATAATCAATTGTACTACTATTTATTGAAATTTCTAAACATCCATTTACTGTGTATATTTTATCTCTAAAATAAAACAACTGCTGATTAAACCATATCTTTTCTTCATTCATATTTTTTAACTCCCTTTCGTTAGATATTCTATACTATTTGTTTGTTCTATATAATTGAAATTTTATCTGAAAAAATTAATGAATAATATGTAATCCTAAGTAAAAGGACACCACACGCCCGACAGGGTCGTTGGTGGTTATCTTTTTTGTTCGTAGTCGACTTTTTGATTAAAATATAATTTATATCAAATATTATAATATAATTTCAAATCTAAAATTACAGTTACAGTTTTTAGAATACAACGTTAACTAAACCAGGGTCACCGCAGATTTTGCAGCACCAGGGGGGGCGTAGCGGTGCGATCTACCTGGGGTGCTTGAATTTTTCCTACAACTTTTTCCTAATGTTATTTCTACTGAAGATTGTCTCCTTCATTGAGTTCAATGATTTGTTCTAGAAAATTTTCTTGGAATCTGATTAGTTTGTTTCTGATAAGTACTAAATTATCATAACATCAAAAAATAAAAAAATATCTTTATAGTTAGTTTCTCGAACTATATATATTAATACTAAAGGAGAAAATTATAGTAAATTTGTAATAGTTAGTGAACAAAAAGGTATGGAGGTACTATCTTATGCAAAAAACGAAGATTTTTGAATTTTTAGTTATTCTAGCATTTTTATTCTTTATAAATGCAGAATTAACTTCAATTCAGAAAACAATTGTTCCAGCACAACTTAGCGCAAACAATGAACAACAAACAATTACAACAGAAAAAAATCTTGAAGAGTTAGGTGCTCCTCAAGAAAAGGTCAAAGATCTAGCTCATTCAATAATAATGGTTTCAAATATGACTAGAGTTGATAAAGAATTATTAACAGCAATAGTTAAAACAGAATCTAATTTTAAATATGATGCAAAATCCAGTAAAAATTATGTTGGATTAATGCAGACTCCAAGTGCAACTAAAATATATGCAGAAGTAGATATACTTCATGGAGCAAAAATACTTCAAACAAAATTAACTATGACTCACGGTGACTTATTACAAGCCCTAGCTTTATATAAAGGTGGAGATAATCCTTTAGCAAGGCGCTATGCTAAAGAAACATATATCTTGTATAACAAGTTACTGGAAAGAAACAAAATTAAAGGAGTGAAAGTATGAATGATGACGAAAACATAAATAAAGATAATTGGATTGAAAAAAGAGTTAAAATTACCAAATGTTGGATTTACAATAATATATATTTTATGAGTTTGGTTTTCATTCTGATTGGAATATCTATTGGTATATGCACAACTATTAAATATTGGGTTCATGATCAAGAAATATCAATGGATAAATCAATTAAAATTGGTGGGATGATTTATAAAGACCAACCGTATAAAATTTTGTTGAGTGTAAATGCAAATCCAGATCCAAATTCAATAACAACACCAGCTCCTGTTCCTGAAGCACCACCTGATAAAATAGAAAAACAAAAATTAAAGAAATAAAAAATTTGTAGGAACCTATATTTTTATATATAGGTTTCCTACATTTTTTTATTTAAAAGAAAGGTTTATTAAGATTATGGAACTAAATATTTGTCCTATATGTGGAGGATTGGGGTCATTAGAAAAATTTGAAAAAGTAATTATAGATAATAATAGAATAACTATTCCTGTAAAAAATGTATGTAATTTTTGTAAAGGAAAAAAATATTTAGATTGGATTGAATGCATAACTGGAGTAGAAAAATGGTATATATCTCCAGAAGCTAGAGATATAGATATTTTTCGTAGTAATAAAGAATTTAATATAAAAAAACTTAATGAATTAAATAAGAGTGGAAGTTTATGGAAGAAAATACAAAAGAAATTTCTGGATTTTTTACATGTCCTATTTGCAAAGGTAATTATATCAAAAAAGAATACAATGATAAATTAGGACTAATTATAACAATTTGTGGATTTTGTTTAGGAAAAAAACTTTTAGATTGGACTGAAATAATAATAGGTGTAGATGAGAGTTGGTTTAATGTAAATTTTAATTCAATGGATATGAAACTTAAAAAACATAATATTAAGAAGGTGTGAATTATGGAAAATGAAATAAAGTTATTATGTCCTGTTTGTCACGGAATTCCTGTATCATTTGATGATATAGAATTTAAATCTGATAATTTAATTACATTAAAAGTTTGTTTATTTTGTTTAGGAAAAAGATTTTTAGACTGGACTGAAATTATAACTGGAGCTGATGAAAGTTTTTTAGAAGAAGTTATTTGGAGTATTGTTGAAAGAAAAAAATCAGATTTTGTTAAATTTAAAAAGGAAGAAGAGAGAATAAATGGACCTATCTAAAACTCAAAAAAATATACATGATTGTATAATTGATGGTATTAAAAGTCAAAAATCTTTAACTACATTAGGTGGATATGCTGGAACAGGAAAAACTTTCTTAATTTCACAAGTACGAAAAACTCTTGAAAAAGAAAATCCTAAAACTAAAATGGCATTTACAGCATTTACTGGAAAAGCTTCAAGTGTTTTACGTCAGAAATTAGGAGGTATTGATGAGTCTAAACATTCTACAGGAACTATACATTCTTTAATTTATAGACCAAGATTTAGATGGAATCCTAAAATGAATGATCGTGTTGTTGTTGGTTGGGATAGGGTAGAAGATATTGACAGGGATTTAATCATAATAGATGAAGCTAGTATGGTTTCTGAAGAAATTTTTAATGATTTAAACTCATTTGGTGTTAATATTTTAGCGGTTGGAGATCATGGTCAACTTCCACCAATACAAGAATCTAATTTTAGTTTAATGAAAAATCCAGAATATAAATTAGAAGAAATTTTTAGACAAGCCTATAATAATCCAATAATAGCTTTATCAGAAATTGCTAGAAAATCTGGATCCATTCCTTTTGGAGTTTTTAAACCAGAAGTTGCAAAAATAAAAAGAACAGATGAAAAAAGTAAAGAATGGTTTAATAAAGTAGGATGGACTGAAGACAGTATTGTTCTTTGTGGTCTTAATAAAACTAGAGTTGAATATAATAGTATCATAAGAAAAAATTTAGGTTTTAAAGATGATATTTTATATCCTGGTGAAAGATTAATTTGTTTAAGAAACAATAGACGCTCTGGAATTTTTAATGGACAACTTGGAATGTTAATGATGATTTTACATGAATCACCAGATATATTAGAAGCATGTATACAAATGGATGGTGAAAAAGAATTATATAATGGTTTAATTTATGAAAGAGTTTTTGGTAAAGAATCATATGATAATATTTTTAATTTACCAAAAGATAAATATAAAAAAATTCAAGAAGCAATAAAAAATACAAACTTTAGTTATCTTGATTATTTTGATTGGGGATATTGCATAACTGTTCATAAATCTCAAGGAAGTGAGTGGAAAAGAGTTGTTCTTTTAGAAGAAAGAGCTTGGAATTGGCCTGATTCACTTTATGCAAAATGGTTATATACAGGGATAACAAGAGCATCAGAAAGACTTATAATTATGTCTTATGATTAGGAGATGTTATGTGGTTACCTAACTGGGCAGTAAAATGTGATAAAATAAAGTGTGTTTATATGAAAGAGGGTAATGGATTATGTGAAGATCCAGAATGTAATTCAAGGAATAGTGATGCTAAATGTTTTGGGAAACCAATAGAAGAAATATCTAAGTGGTTGATTTGGACTTTCCCACCAAAGGAGGAAGAATAATTTGGAGAAAATTAATTATAAAAAACATGGTATTACAGCAAAAAAATATGGTGGTGATGATTCACATAGTTGGGCTGTATTTTTAAATAATAAACCAAAGGTAGTAGGGTTAACTAAAGGTGAAGTAGATTTTTATAAAAAAGAAGTTTATTCTTTATATATTCTGAATAAGTAAGGAGATAAAAATGAAAAATAAAGGGGAAATAGTATTTAAAGTAGTTGGTAAAGAAAGAAGGTATGGATCAAATGTTACTGCTTTTGAATATAATAAAGGAATGACATTAGATGAAATTTTTAGAGTATATCCTAGTCTTAAAAAAATAAAACCTTATATAAAAAAATATGATAAAGGAAAACTAGTTAAAGCAAAATCAGGAAGTGTTGGAATACTTTGTTTTAGTAATTTTATGGATGCTGAATATTTTAGAGGTATCGTTAGTGATTTAAAAACACCATCAGTAATAATTCGAGTTAAAGGTTTTGGAAAAAGAGTAGGGAATTTTAGAGTTCGTTGCGGTGGTGTAAATTTATTTAATTTTTTAGATGATACAAAGGAATATTTTGATCCACGAAACGATTATACAGGAATAATTGCATTTGATTCAGTAAGAGTTTTGGAGTAAATAAAATGACAAAAATAGAACAAGCGATTGAAAATTCCAAAGTGAAACCTGGTTTTTGTTTACAATATAATATTAGAAAAATTGGAGATACATTATTTAAAATCCACTGCACTTCAACTGCAGATGTGGCATATGATATTAATAGAATATACACAGAAGGATATAACTTCGGATTAGAGCAAGCTAAGTTGGAAATAAATAAAATCATATCTAAAGGAGGAAAATAATATGTTTGGGTTAGAATATGTTTTGGCATTTGTAAAAATAGCGTTTAATGTTGCTTTTTCTATAGTTAGTGCAATACCAATGTATTTCGCTTGGAATTGTATAGCACCAAAATATTTAATTGCATATATTCCTACAGTATTTTTAAATATACCATATTGGCACATAGTTGGTATATTTTTGGTATGTACATTTTTGGGAGAGCAAATTCAAAAATTAGTACCATCTATAGTTTCCATAAGTCAAAGTAATAAGTAGGAGTTTAAAAATGAAACTAAAGGATGATTTCATTACAAACTCAAGTTCAACAGCTTTCTTTTTTATATTCTCAGGAAAAAAGAAAGAAAAACTATTTAATTTAATTAGAAAATATAAAAAAATATTTAATCAATCAGTAGATTATGGTTTTGGAAATGTAGAAGATACTCGTTCATGTGATTCAGGTTATGTAATTGATTCAATTGATAGTGTTATAACAGAAGATGATAAATATGATGAATATAGTCAATGTAAAATTGAACCAATTAAAAAACTAATTAAAGATTATGAAGAACAAGTAGTATATTGGGAAAATGAAGTTAAAAAAGAATTAGAAAGACCTGAAAAAAGAGATCCTGATGCTTCTATACGGTATGAAGATTATGCGGAATCATACCGAGTAACTATAAGAGAACTTAAAGAAGCTAAAGGAAAGGGTCTTTCTAGTTTTCTAAGAATAGAATTTGGTGATAATCACGGTCAAATTTGTGGAGGAAATGCAGTAGCAATGGATTATAATAGAGACAATCTAATAATTAAAGAAAAAGACTTTTATTTGTTAAATGAATGTCAGCACTAAAAGGAGAAAAAAATGTTTAAAAAAATAAGTATATTTTCATTGATTACTATATTTTTTGTAACAAGTATAGGATTAGCAAAAGGGGGCGGTGGCGGAGGAGGACACTCATCCTGTAGCTCCCATTCGTCGACTAGATCTCACACATCAACAAGTAAATCAAGTGTGTCAAAATCAAAATCTACTCCTTCTTATGCTTCATCTAAAACAAAAACTGTAACTAAAACAAAAACTGCTACAAAATCAACTATACCAGTTGGTCATACTACAGTACATTACTATAATACACCTGTTTATCATTATGGATCAGTGTATTATAATAATTATTCTTATTCTTGGTGGCATTGGTATTATTGGTATTTAATATTTCATCATCCAGTAAATAATTCTCCAATTAATAAAGATAAGGATAAAAAAAATGTCTTTTAAATATTTCAAAGGAATAAAAGAAAAAGACAGAATATGGGATTCATTTGAAAAAAGAATAATGATTGTTGAATCTATTGTTGATGATTATTTTCTAATACAGTTAAGAAGTATAAAAGGTAATCATACTGGGTCTTGTACAATAAATGGTTTTGATGGGATTCATAGAAGTAAAAGGTATTATTGGAATAAACCAATAATAATTTTTGAGTTGGATAAATCAATGACAATTTTTGAGGATATCAAAAAATGAGCGTGATGCAATGTGGAAGAAAGGGTTGTGAATGTATCTTATGTGATAGATATTCTTCAATCTATGGTTATATTTGTAACGATTGTTTTGAGGAATTAAAAGAAAGTATGATACAACCATCTATATTTATGAATACAGAGAAAAAATTAACAAGTAAATATGATAAAGAATTTAAAAAGTTTCATAATGAATTAATGGAAAAAGAATTTCCTTTAGCTTGAGAAATAATATGATAAAAGAATTTCAAAATGAATATAGGTGGTTAAGTAATTTTTATCCATGTAAAGTTATTTTTGAAGGGGTAGAATATATAAGTGTTGAACATGCTTATCAATCTGCAAAAAGTAAAGACTCAGTTTGGAAGAAATTCTGTAGAGATACTATAAAACCAGGATTGATAAAAATAGAATCTAAAAAAATTGAAGTTGATAGGAACGTTTGGGATGAACAAAAAATAAAGGTAATGAAGATTCTTATAGATCAAAAATTCAATCAAGAACCTTTTAAAACAAAATTATTGGAAACAAAAGATCAAATTATACAAGAAGGAAATAGATGGGGTGATACTTTCTGGGGGGTTGATTTAAAAACAGGAAATGGTAAGAATATTCTTGGAAAATTAATAATGAAAAAAAGAGATCAATTAAATTTTAAATCTTGGTAATGAAATAATTAAAGGAGAAATTAGAGAATTATGAAAAATAAAAAAGGTTTTACATTAATAGAAATGATGATAGTTATAATGATTATTGGTATCCTAGCAGCTATAGCAATTCCGCAGTATACGTCTTATAAAAATCGTGGACGCCATCAAACCACAAATAGTGAGTATGCGCAATATGCTCCAGAATTAATTCAGATACTTACTAATATAACTAAAGTAGATACCAATAAAGAGAATAATTCTATTACTTTTTATACATCTGATGGTATGTATACTTATGCTCCAGTTGATCTTGGTAATTGTAGAATAAAATATAACTCAGTTAAAGTATATAAGCATAAACAAGGATATTATGATTACCATTTTGAATGATCTAATCACTCGTAGACGAACTGGTAAAGTCACGTGCCTTTGAAGCACGATTTTTGGAGGTTCGAAGCCTTCCGAGTGAACCACATGAAAAGGTTAAAATATGATTTTACATGAGCACCTAGAAAATGATATAGTAGATGTTTTTTCTTTAACATCAGATACAATTAAAGAAACTAAACCAAAAAACTTTTGTATAGAGTATGAAGATTTATGGTTTGATGGTAATATGAATTTAGTATTTTTACGTTGTCCATACTGTCATAAAAAGGAAGGATTTTATAAACATCTAGATGTATATGAAAAAAATGATTTAGTTTGTATTTATTGTAAAATTGTTTTTAAAATGGTACATTGGGGAAACAGTACTTGGTATTTAGAATCAAAATCCATAGAGGAATTTGATCCTAAATATAGAGAAAAAATTCTAAAAGAAATAGTAAGTGTTTATTAAAAAAGAAGGAAATTAATTATGAGTAATGGAAATAATTATGTAGAAATGACTTTTCCATCAAAGATGCAAAAATATAGTTATGATTGTGGTTCTGCTTGTATGGAATCTGTTCTTACATTTTTTGGTTTTATTGATCTAGAAGATAAAATTTTTAAAATAGCAGGGACCACTAAAGATGGAACTTATATAAAGGGTTTGAAAAGAGTTTCTAAAAAGTTTGGAGTTAAATATAAAACTTTTACTAATATGTCAATTGATGATTTGAAAAAATATATAGATCGTCATTGTCCTGTTATTATTACAATTCAAGCTTATAGTGGAAAATCACAAAATTTTAAATACTCAAGATCATGGGCTAATGGACATTATGTAATTCCTATTGGTTATGATGATAAAAAAATTTACTTTCAAGATCCTTCATCAACTCTTAGAACATTTCTTTCCTATGAAGAGTTGAATGAAAGATGGCATGATATAAATATTGATGGAAAGAAGTTGCTTCATTTTGGAATGGTTATTTTTGGTCCTAATAAAACAAGAAAAAGACATATGAAATAAGGAGAATAGTGAAAAATGGCAGTAGTTACAAATTTAGAGTTTAGTAGAACTGACGAAGTATTTAAAAAAGCTTGTCAAAAAGTAGATTTGGGAAATCATATTCCGCATATTCACCGTAGAAAAGGTGATATAAAAGGATCTGCATTTACTAGTTTAGCAAGACAAGCTTCTAAATGGAGAATGGGAAAAGGAAAAGCTTATAAAGAAGGAAGAGAGATATAAATAAATTGTTCTAAAAATAATGGGGGAATGGTTAGATTTCCCCATTATTTTTTTTGTTTAGATTTTTTTTATAATAACTAGAACATATTAAAAATTTAGAGGAGGTTATTGGTTATGGGTCCTGGTCATGGTTTAGCACCGTCTTTTTCTCTTTGTGCAGAATGCGGAACTTATCATCCACCAGTTCGTGGAAAATGTCCAATGGTAAAAGATAATGAACCAAAAACAGAAGCTGATTTAACAGAAATATCTATAAATAAGTTTCTAAATAATATGAGAGTTCAGTTGGGAATAAAAATAAAAGTAAAGAAAATTAAAGAAGTGGATAAGATTTTTATGTATCTATCAGAAGAACTAAATAAATTAATGGAAAATTATCATGAATAAAATAAAAGATTTAGTTACTGATAAACTACAAAAAATAAATATTGAAATAGTAAATGAAAAAGAATTAGATGAAGATAATAATGAATATATGATAGCAACACAAGATTCAATAATTATAATAAATCAAAAAAGAAAAGATATTTCTATTTCTTTTCATGTTTCAAGTAGAATAGAAGATGCTGTAATTATTGCTCTAACTTTAAATGAGATTAAAGGTTTTAAAATATTTGTTACAGAAGCATTTATATTTGATGATACTGGAAATTATTTAGATGGAGATCAAGCTTTTGAGTTATTTGAAAGCAAAAAAGCTGAGAAAGTTATTAAAGATTTTGTAAAATATCAATCTGAAAAACATTTTTTAATGCAAGCAGATGGATATAAATGTTAGGAGAACATATAAATAATGAAAATTAGTGAATGGAGAAAAATAAATAATATTCATAATGATGAAGATGAAAGAAATTTTTTTAGAAATAATTTACTGAGTGGTAAATCACCAGTAGCAATTTATTCATGCAATATATGTGGAGAAATTATTAATCCAGTTTTTGGATGTTTAGAATGTAATAAAGAAGGAGAGAATAGTGGAAATATTGAACAGTCTGTGGGTAGAAAAATATCGACCTAATAAATTAGAAGATATGATTCTTCCAAATGAATATAGGGAAGATTTTGTAATTTGTATTAAAAACCAAGAAGTAAATAATCTTTTATTTTATGGACCTCCTGGTTCTGGAAAATCTTGTATTGCAAGAATTTTAACATCTAAGAATGGAGTATTACAAAATCCAAAAGATAATTGTTTAACAATAAATGGAAGTAGTAAGTCAACTAGAGGAATATCATTTGTAAATGATATTATAGAACCATATTTTAAAATCCCTCCAGCTAATCCTGATAAACAAAAAATAATATTTATTGATGAAGCAGATTATCTTACAGATGAAGCTGCTCATTCTTTAAGGGGAACTATTGAAAAATTTGAAAAATATGCAAGATTTATTTTTACATGTAATTATGTTTCTAAAATACCCGATGCAATAGTCAGTAGAACACAACCATATGAATTTAAAAGGATGCCAGTAGAATTTGTAGAATCTTATTGTTCTAAAATTTTAAATACTGAAAATGTTAAATTTGATGAACAACAGTTAAAATATGTTGTAGGAAATTTGTATCCTGATATTAGAAAGATAGTTCAATGTTTACAAAAGAATTCAATGACTGGTTCTTTAAGAGTAAATAAAGATTCAGTTTTAACTAATGAAAAAATAGTTATAGGAAACGCATTAGAAATTATAAATTTTATAAAAAATAATGAAGATCATAAAATAAGTTCAAACTTATCTAATATAGTAAAATATCTAAATGAAATTGATCTAGATTTTAGAGCAATATATTCTGATTTGTTTTTTAATAAAGATGTTCCAATTCAAGCTAAGATAGTTATTAATAAATATGCTAATTCTCATAAAGATTGTTTATTACCAAATTTGCATTTCTCAGCAATGATATTTGATATGATAAAAACAATGAAACAATATAATCAAATGGTAGGAAAAAAATGAGTGAAGTCTATTATGGAGAGGAACCATCTTCAAGATTTGATGATTTTAAAAAATTTATTTCAAAACAATTTAAAGCTGGAAATGTAGAACAATTACAAGGATGTAAAAAATGTAAAGGAACTGGATTAAATCATTATAAATATCCAAATTTACAAGGAACTCAAGAAGATTATTGTAATATATGTAAAGGAAGTGGAGTAGAAAAATTTGATTTAAAATTATCATATCCTTTTTATATATGTAAAAATTGTAAAGGGTATGGATATCTTTTTGGGATTAGATGTAGTAAGTGTAAAGGAAAAGGATTCGCAGATTGGGTTGACGCAATAGTAGGAGATGTTTAATGATAGGAATTTATCAAGATTCTTTTCTAAATTATTTAAGAGATAATTTAGGAGTTGAACCAAAAATAACTGGAAAGAATATAATTACCAGTTGTCCTTGGTGTGAATATAATACCAAAAAAGATCACTATCATTTTTATATAGCTTTAGATGCACCAATTTTTCATTGTTTTCATGCAGGATGTAATAAAAGTGGAATAATTTCAAAACTTTTTGAGAAGATATCTGGTAATGATACTTCTGAAAAATATGTAGATAAAAATGAAATTTCAAAATTACCACAAACAGTAATTAAAGTTTCTAAATATAATCATAATCAAATAGAATTAAAATTTCCAGAAATAAATGAAGATAAATTTAAGTTAAAATCATTATATCTTAAAAAGAGATTAAGATTTAATCAGATGAATTTAAATAATATAAAAGGATTAATTTTTGATGTAAACTCTTTTTTTGATATTAATAATATTCCAATAGATCCAAAACTTTTTAAGATTAAAGAATATTTACATTCTAATTTTATTGGTTTTACAACTGAACATAATTCAATTATAGTTTTTAGAAATATAGATATAGAATCAAGTTTTAGACATTATAAATTTAATATTTATAATCCTGTATTTACTGATTATTATAAAGTATTTGGACCTGATTATAATTCGAATATTGTAATTCTTGGGGAGGGAATATTTGATGTAGTTCTAGAACATATATTTGATTCCATTAATTTACGAGATAAAGTAAAATTATATGCTGCAGGTTTATCTACTTTTTATGATTCACTTTGCAAAAGTGTAGTTTTTTATGAAAATATTTTTAGATTAAATGTTCATGTTATTTCAGATAATGGTATAAGTTTAGATTATTATAAGAAATTAAAAAGATTCAATAATCATATAATTGATTCTTTAACAGTATATTATAATAGAAGAGGAAAAGATTTTGCTGATGTTCCTGCTTCTATAGAAAAATTTATAATTTAAAAAGGAGAATCCAAATAATGACATCTTCTAAGTTATCTCACATTGAGAGGATTAGAAATATTTACAACGAGACTATTGAATCAGGAGATAAAGTTCAAATAAAGGATATAGAAGATATAGATTATTACTCATTGTTATGTAAAGCAACATCATTAAATAAAATACATAAAATGTTTAATTTTAATATGTGTTTATTTAATTGTGAATTTGAAGGAGAAGATTCAATTATAATAATATTTTCTGTTCCTTTTTCTTTAAAGAAAGTAGACTCAGAAGATAAAAAACATCCATCTGAAAAAGTTATGGATGTTTTAAAAATTATGGAAGAGTGTTTTATAAATTTAGATTATGTAAGTTTTAAAGAAGTAAAAGAAGATAAATTTTCATATGTAACGTTTATAAAAAAAATAAAGGAGAATGAAGAATGAATTTAGATTTAACGAAATTTAGCGAATTTATGAGATGTATTTCAATTTTTAAAGATTTATGTAATGATGTTGATATTAGGGAAGGAGTTATTAGACAAAAAACAAATAATGAATTGGTTGTTTTTGAAGTAGATTTAAATTCAGTTATTGGAAATTTAAATGTTCCAATATCTCACCTAAAGGAAAAACTTGATTTATTTAGAATTTTTATTGGTCAAAATGTCTCTATTGAAAATAATACTACAACTTTTCAATTTTCAGATATGTATTCATCTTTAACAATTAAAGTTCCAGATAAAGATTTTATAGATAATAAATTTATTTCTGCTGAAGATTTAAATAATGTTATGTCAACTAATAGAGAAGATTTAATACTTAGCACTCCAATAATTCCAATTATTTCTGAGAGAATTAAAGTTGTAACTATGGGATTTCATGTTGAAAATGTTCAAGTTGCTTTTACTGGGAATGAAGCATCTTTAACAACTACAACTGTATCTAAGGATTTAGATTCTAGTTTTATTAGTGATATAAGAACTGAACAAGAAATAGTTTGTAAAACTAATTTAATTTCTATTCCTTTTATTATAGATCATGATGGGGATATTTTATTTGAAATGTTTAGAAATGGAGAGGATAGAGTTTTGAGTAGATTTTCAACTACAATTTCAGATATAAATATTAACTTGTATACAAGAGGTAAATTAGTTTTTAATGAAGAAGAATTGGAGTAAAATATGGAGTTATCTAAATTCAGGGAGCTTGTTAATAATAGATTTGAAAGTTGTTCTAAATTAATGCTTGGTCCAAAAGATGCTGAGTATTCTAGAGGTGGTGATAAACTTTATAATTTTAAAAGAGCAGCTACTTTAGAAAATATTACGCCAGAAAAAGCTTTATTGGGAATGTGGACTAAGCATTTAGTTTCTATTATTGATATAATTAATGAAGCTGATCAAAAACTACCTTCTAAAGAAATATTAGATGAAAAAATTAATGATAACATTAATTATTTATTTTTACTTGAAGGATTAATTCAAGAAAGAATAGATCAAAAAAAATAAAATGTTTACTTTATTATACTTATTTTTTTGGATATTACTTGGTATAGTTTTAAATAAGATAGGGATTGATACATTTTCAACTGGATTTTGGGCTATATATTCCATTGTTTTGGTTATAGTTATGATTAAAGATAGACTTACTGAAAAAGATATACTAAAAAAAATAGAGGATAAAATAAAAAATGGGTTATGAAAATTTACTAAGTTATTATCCAAACTATGCTATTCTAGATGAGGTAATATCTGAAAGTGGATGTAAAAAATTAAATTTATTTTTTGATCTTAAAAATAATCTTCAAACAACTTATATGAAACATGCTATAGAAGGAATAATTGAAAATTCTTTAAATTCTAAATTTATAGATACTTCTGTATTTTCATCATTAATTTCTTTTCTAACTTTTCATAAAGTATATTCTGCTAGTAGACATATAGATATAAATTTTTATATATTTTTTGAATCTGGTCATTCTTATTTTCATACAAATATATGGAAAAAATATAAGATTTCTAGAAGAGTAGATGATCTTTATGGATTAGATAAAGAAAAGAGAGATTACTTTTTTGAAGTATTACAGAAAAATTTCTTATTAATTGAAAAAGCAGCTAGTAGATTACCAGATACTTATGTTATAAGATTACAAAATTTAGAAGCTGATTTTGTTCCTTATTATCTAACTAGAAATAAATTGATAGATGAAACTAATGCTGCAAATATAGTTTATTCAAATGATCATGATATGTTACAATGTATAAATAAAAATACTTATTTATTCTCAAAAACTCAATCTGGAAAAAAATTAATAAAATCAGGAAATGTTTTAAAACATTATCTTAAATATACAAAGAATTATCCGGATGAATATCTTCCACTGATTATGGCTATTATTGGAGACCCAGGAGATAATGTTGATGGTATTAAAGGAATAGGTCCAAAAACAATAGAAAAATTTATTGAAGATTTTGTTGGAGAATGTGGTGGAATTAATGAAATATATAATAATGTACTATTAGAAAAACCTATTCTTGCTTTAGAATCATGTAAAATTCAGAACAAATATATGAGAACTGTAGTAGAAAATATAGATATAGTTTCAAGAAATTTAAAATTAGTTAGTTTTGAAGTTCTATCAAGATTTTTAGATAATCCAAACTCAACAGAATTAATTGAAAAAAGAAAAGTTATTGAAGATTCCATAAAAAATAAGAAAGTTACAGAATTAAATATATTAACCGACGCTTTAAATAAAACAGGAGTTTTCGTAACTAACGAGTATGATTCTTTATATTATAAAAATCCTACCTCTAGTTACACTCAAGGAGATTTTTAATTATGTTAAATCAAAGTAGAGTTTTAGAATATATAAAAGTTAATTTGGGTTTCCCGTATCAAATGATAGAATATACAGATCAACAAATATTAGAACATGTAACAACTTTTTCACTTAGAGAATTTTCTTATTATATTCCTGATGTTGTAACTATAGGATATAATCTTGGTGCACCAGCAAATAAAGTTCCTGGAAAAGGAAATGAATATTATATTGAAGATGAACTAGGATTAGAAATTTTTGGAATAGCTAATATTTATTTTTCTGGAGCAAACTTATATATGTTTGGGCATCCTCCATTTGGTCCTATGAGTTTTGGAGAACTTAGATCATGGATACTTGATGTTGAAGTTGCTGGTTGGATGAAGCAATTTTCAAATTGGGATTATACATATGAGTTTAAATCTCCAAATATAGTTAGAATTTCTCCATCGCCATTATCTTCTGAACACTGGGTAGCAATAGAATACGAGAGATCTCAACCAAAAGATTTAAGCAAAATTCCTAATGATCTTCAAATGTTATTTTGTGATCTTGCTTGTGCAGATATCATGATATTAATAGGAAGAATTAGAAAGAAATATGATGGAAATTTAAAGACTCCTTTTGGGGATATTCCAATTAGTGCTGAGATCGGGGACGAAGGTAAAGAAAAAAGAGCAGCAATTATAGATAAACTCAATACAAGTATTATGACAAATATAGTTTTAAATATAGGATAAGGAACACAAAAAATGAAAAAATTGTTAGTAGTATTAATATTAACAATTTTATTTCTTTTAAATTGTAGTTGGAATAAAGATCTTAAATCTGATGATCTAACCAATATTTATTTATCTTTACCTGGTGATAGCGCTAATGAGAATGATAATTATCCTCAAGATATAGTTATGTATGAAATTCATTTAAAAAAATATAAAGGTGAAAAATATGAAAGTGATCAGAATTAAAGAACAAAAAGATGGTAGTGCCCTAGTTACAATTGATTTAAATAGAAATGAAGAAGAAAAGTTAATAGAATATGCTGTAAATGATATTCTTAAAAAACAAGTTAAAAAATTAAGAAAGGAAAAAAATAAAAAGTGAAAAAATTTATAGGTATAGACCCATCGATTTCAAGTTCTGCAGTTATGATTTTAGATGAAAAAGGAAATATTTTAGATAAAAAATTAATAAAAACAAAACCAGAAAATTTTAAAAGTTATGAGGAAAGAGTTTGTTATATTTTAAATCAAATATCTTTTATTAAAGATATTATAGATGATATTGTAGTTGTTTATATTGAAGGAATATCATATGCTAGTAGGGGACAAAGTTCATTTGAATTAGCTGGAGTTAATTTTTTTATTAGAATGTTTTTACATCAAAATAATATAAAATTTAAACCTATAGCTCCTACAACAATTAAAAAATTTATAACTGGAAATGGACAATGTAAAAAGAATTTAATGTTGTTGCATGTATATAAAAAATTTGGAGTTGAATTTGATAGTGACGATTTAGCAGATGCATTTTCTTTAGCTAAATACGCAATCCAACAAGAGGTAAAATAATGTCTAAATTTATTCTAGTTGAACATAAAGCTAAGAAAGCTGGTCTTCATTGGGATTTAAGATTTGAGATGCCAGATTCTAGTAATTGGGCGTCTTATGCTTTTAGAAAAAATCCATTAGATTTAAAACAAGGTGAAAAATTTACTTGTATAAGAACAACTGATCATAGTGAAGAAAATGCATTATTTACAGGAACTGTTCCAGAAGGAGAGTATGGTGCTGGTGTAATTAAAAAAATTGATGGTGGGAGTTGTGATGTTATAACCTTTAAAGTAACCAGAATGGCAGTTAATTTTCAAGGATCTAAATTAAAAGGACTTCATCATTTTATAAATGTTTCTGTTTTTGGAGGATATAAAGAACATAAAAAAAGAATGTATATGTTTTTTAAAGGAAAAAAGGAAATAGAATGAATTTAATTAGTTTAAAAGATATTATTCCTTCTACTGATTATCCTATTATTCATGATGGTAGAATTTTAGAAATTGATAATGATAGAGATGTTAACTGGGTTTTTAGATTTAATAACTCTTTATATAGATTAATTATTAATTCTAATATTCAAGAAGAAAGATGGAGTAAAATTCAAGAATTTATGAATACTAATGAATTTCAAGAACTAATGAAACAAGGATTTATTCCTAACTATGAACTAACAGATATGAAATTAGAAGGTTATTTAGATGGGGATATTTATAAAATTATTGATGAAGTTTATTGTTTATATGATGATTTTGGTGATAATTTTAAAACAATTAGTCAAGAAATAGATTGCTTAAGATTAATGTGTAAAATATCTATATTATTAGAAGAGTTTAAAAGTGAATATGTTTTAACAGATGTAAATTGGTTTAATTTTGGGTTTGATCACTATAAACCAGTATATGTAGATGTTGGTTCTTTTTCTACAAAAAAAGGAGACTGGATAAATGATCATGTTCAAAAAATGATAAATAAATTTGGTCTTACTTTTAAAAATAATTGGAATATATTACTAGAAGATATCAATAAAATTAATATTGAATTAGATAAAGGTCCTTGGGGAGATTATTCAAATGCAGCTCATTTAGATTATGAATTTAATATTGTATTTAACTGGTTAAAATCAAAGAAAGATATTAAATCTATTATTGATGTTGGTTGTTGTTCTGGAGAATTTTCTCATTTATTTAGCAAAAAAAAATATAATGTTATAGCTATTGATAATAGTGAATATGTTTTAGATAAATTATATAATAATAGTAAAAATACAAAGATCTTTTGTGTAAAAATGGATATAACAAAAAAATATAATAGTGTATTAGGAAAAGAATGGAAAAGAAAAATAGCATCTGATGTTGTATTCTGTTCTTCTATAATTCATCATTTATATAAAAGTGGTTTTGACTTTAAAAAACAATGTGAGTTATGGAATAAAATTTGTAATAAATATGCAATAATTGAATATATTAATAAAACTGATTGTTGTATAAAAGATTGGGAACTAGATGAAAAATATACAAGAAATAATTTTTTAATTTCAATGGCAAAAAATTGGAAATTAATAGATACAAAATCAAGTGAGTATCCGAATAGATACTGGTATTTTTTTGAGAAGAGGTTAAAAAATAATGGATAAAAATAGTGAAAAAATTTTTAATAAAAGTTCTATTATGGCATTAACATTTGGAGCATTAAATGTAGCAGATTATGTTACAACTAAAAAGATTTTAAAAACTGGTGGTAAAGAGTTAAATCCAATAGTTAATTTTTTTATTAAGAAAAAATGTTTTGGAATTGTTAAGATTATAACAACGTTATTTTGTATGGGTATGATTTATAAAGAAGAAGATCCAAAAAATACAAGTAAAATATTGGTAGGATTATATAGCGCTATTGTTTCTAATAATATAAAAGAGATTATACAACATAAAAAAGAAATAAAAAAATAGTTATTGAACATATTTATATAAAATAAAGGAGAATTAATAATGTCGAAAAAAGTGGTATTATCTGAAAATGCTCAAAAAGTAGCACAAACCAGATATTTTGAAAATGGCGAAGATTGGGAAGGATGTGTAAGGAGAGCTGCAAGTGCTGTTTCATCTGTAGAGAAAGATAAATCTATTTACGAAACTAAATTTTTTGATATGATTTATAATATGGATTTTATTCCAGCTGGACGAATATTAAGAAATTCTGGTAAGAGTAAAGGAAGTATGTTAAATTGTTATGTTGTTCCCATTGGAGATTCAATTGAAGAAATAGGACAATTTATAAAAGATTGTTTAATTTTATGGAGTGAAGGCGGGGGAACTGGATGTAATTTTTCTTCTCTAAGACCAAAGGGAGATTCAATATTAGGAAAGGGTGGAAGAAGTTCTGGATTAGTTAGTTTTATTGAAGCAGCGAATGCTGTATCTAAAACAATTGAAAGTGGTGGTCAAAGAAGAGCTGCAGCTTTAGGATGTGTAGAAGTCTCTCATCCAGAAATTATAGATTTTATAAATGCTAAAATGACAGAAGGAATTTTAGATCATTTTAATATATCAGTTTTAGTTAATAATGATTTCTTAAAAGCTGTTGAAAGAAATGATAAATGGACTTTTAAATTTAAACAAAAAGAATATAATTCTGTTCCTGCTAGAGATATTTGGAAACTAATTGTTACAAATATGATTAAACATGCAGAACCTGGTTTATTGAATGCATCAAATTTAACAAAGAATAATTCATATTATTATGATCCAGTTATTGCAACAAATCCATGTGGTGAGATCCCATTGGAACCGTATGGATGTTGTGATTTAGGTTCTTTAGTTCTTCCAAATTTTGTTACTGGAACCACTAATACTAATTGGAAAAAACTTGAAACTACTATAAAATTAGCAATAAGATTTTTGGATAATGTTATAGATATTAATAAATACGCCTTAAAAGAACTTGATATAAAAGCTCATAATTCAAGAAGAATAGGTCTTGGAATTATGGGGTTAGCAGAATATTTATTTGCTAAAGAAGCTAGATATGGATCTGAAAAAGCAATTTTTGAAATTGAAAGATTAATGAAATTTATAAGAGATGTTGCTTATGAAACTGGGGTTGAGTTAGCAATTGAAAAAGGATCATTTCCAAAATTTGATCCAGTTTTATTTGGTAGTTCATCTTTTGTTAGAAAATTACCTGCTGAATTAAGATTATCTATTAAGAAAAATGGTATTAGAAATGTTACATATTTAACATCACCACCAACTGGAACTACATCTTTAATTCCAGAAGTATCTTCTGGTATAGAACCACTAATATACAAAGCTTATAAGAGAGTTGACCGAGTTAGTGAAAGAATTTATATTCATCCTCAATATAAAAAACTATTATTATCTGGTGCTAAAGTTCCAGATTGGTTTGTAGATATTGGTGATCTAACAGCTATAGATCATTTTGAAACCCAAAGAATAGTTCAAAAATATACAGATAATTCAGTCTCAAAAACTATTAATTTACCATTTGGAACAACATATGAACAATTAGATAAATTACTTCTTGAATATATTTATGATTTAAAGGGAGTAACAGTTTATGTAGAGGGATCTAGGGAAGGTCAAATATATAATAGATTGTCAGAATCAGATGCAATGGATTATATTGTAAACTCAGAATTAGAAGTAAAAACTGATTTAACAGCAGAAGATAAAGATTGTGGATTATGTGATAAAAAATGAGTGAAGAAAAAATTCCAGTATTTATAGATCCACAAAAAGAAATACCATGGTATCAAGAATCATTAGGGCATTCAAGTGATTTATTAATTATAGCTTTTTCAATAAGTAATGAAAAATTTGATTGGTCAAATTTTTTAGCTAAAGGAGTAAAACATCTAGATTTAAATGAAATATGGATAGCAGATTTTGATAATTCTTGGTGGATGGGAGAATATAAAGGTATAGAAGGGTATGGAATACATTCTGCTGTAAAATTTTTACAGAATAAAATTTCAGAACATAAATATAGAAAAATTATAACACTTGGTTCCTCAAAAGGAGCCCTAGGAGCTATTTTATTTGGAACTCATTTAAATGTAGATTCAGTATATGCTTTTTCTCCTAAAACACATATGAGAGATTCTATGAACAATAAGTATAGTATAACTAAGAATTTAGATTTATTAAAGGAAAAACTAGAAGGATTTAATTATAACATAGATGATTTTGATTCTAGAAAATTAATTTTAGAGAAAAGAATAAAAACTAAATATAATCTTTTTTTCGGAAAGTTTTGTAAAGATGATATAAAGCACGTAGATTATATTTCAGATTTTGAATTTGTAAAAACTTTTGATTATCCATCTAATAAACATGGTGGAACAGCAAAATATTTTATGGGAAATGGAATAATAGGAAAAATGTTGGAAGAGGAGATAAAAATATGATATTAAAAGAGTATGAAGTTTGCAAATATTCTGTAACATGTCCATATAATAATCAAACAGGACAAAACTTCTGTATAGGTGGAAGTTCAAAAAGACCAGGACCTTTTATATGTGATTTAGTTTCAGTTGAAGGAGTATTTACAGAAAGTAGTTTTAGAAGTAAATTTGATGAAACCGGTAAAATGAAAGTTATTATGGAGAATAAATAAAATGGTAGAAGAAACAAAAAATCCAGTTAGTGAGAAACTAATTGCAGAATACGTTGAGCAAAAAAATAAACTAAAAGAAATGGTTGCTGAATTAGAAAAATTAAAAATAGGAATTGAAAAAATATTTCCAGAAAAATTAGATGCTAGATACTCTAGATTTTTAGAGGAAAAAATAAAAGCTGTAACAGAACTTTTTAAGGGGATTTTAGAAATAAGAAAAGAAATAACTAAAAATATAAAAGATGAATTTGAATTAAGAAGTAGATATATTGAAGATAAAGATAGTGATACTGATATTTTTGGAACAGCAGATGTTAGATATATAGTAAAGAAAATAGAACAACTTAATAAAGAAGATGACAAAAAAAAATTGGAGGCAATAAATGAGTAAAGATGAAATCATAGTCAATGAAGAGAATTTAGAAGAAGAGATAGCTTTTGTAGAACCAACCCAAGCTGAGTTAGATGCTTTAAAAATTAAACTAGATGATAATGATAAAGAAAAATATAAACCTATTGAAAAAAAGAAACCAGGAAGGAAACCAAAGAATGGTGTTCCATCTTTAGAAGAACAATCTGAAATGTCAGATAAAGATATTGTAGATAATATGGATAATGAATCTAAAGATTTATATATGGAATTTTCTTCATTCTTAGAGGATAAAGCAAAAATAAAACAAGATCTTGGAGTTAAGGAAACAATTCCAACTGGTATTGATTTATTAGATGCTGTAATGGGAGGAGGTTTTGCTCTAGGAACAATGGGAATGTTAGTTGGTGCACCAGGATCTGGGAAGACTTGTGTTGCAATTCAATGTATGGGATCTGCGCAGAGAAAATATAGGGAAGGAACATTAGTTGCATTATTGGATTCAGAAGAAGCAACTACCACCGCTAGAATGTATAATCTTGGGGTTAAACATCCAAAAATAAAACCATATAATGATATAACAGTTGAAAAAGTATTTAAATTTTTAGAAGGATTATGTTTATACAAAGAAATGAAAAATATTGTTGATCAACCATCTGTTGTTGTATGGGATTCAATTGCAAATACTTTAAGTCAAAAAGAAAGAGAAGTTGAAGATATAAATTCTGCTATTGGATATAAAGCAAGATTATTATCATTATTAATACCAAAGTATGTTTCAAAATTATCTGTTTTTAATATATGTTTTATAACTATAAATCAATTAAGAGATAATATTCAAATTGGTAATTTTACTCCAGCTAAAGAATTAAAGTTTATGAGTATGGGAAAAACTATTCCTGGAGGAAATACTTTAAAGTTTAATGCATTCCATTTACTTGAAATGAAAATTAAAGAAGTTTTAAAACCAGAAAAATATGGATTTGATGGGATTAAAGCTTCAATATGGTGTGTTAAAAATAAACTATTCTCACCAAATATTCCAGTTGAAATAGTAGGAAATTTTGTTACTGGGTTTAGTAATCTGTGGACTAATTATGACTTTTTAGTAAGTAATGATAGAATAGTATCTGGAGCTTGGAATTACTTAGTAGATTTACCAAACGTTAAAATAAGAACTAAAGATTTCCTTTCAACATATAATACAAATCCTATTTTTAAAGAAGCTTTTGATAGAGCTTCAAAAGAAACAATACAATCAGAAATTATTAATAAGTATAATCCAGAGATCTAAACCTTTTAAAAGTTTAGAACAAATTAAAAATATGGAAAAACTATTACTAAGGGAGAAACTATACAATGGGAATGACTGATATTTTGAAAACGTATCTTGAAGATACTATTAAGATGATTGTTGATGAGCCTAATGAAGTTTTAGTTGATATTAAAACATCAACAAAAACAATACTAGTTCAAATTAAAACTTCTAAAAATGATTGTGGTAAAGTTATTGGAAGAAAAGGGAAAACTATTGAATCTCTAAAAGTTATAGCATCAGCTATAAAAAATACAAAGTTTGATGATCATTCTAGAAATGTAGTTCTAGAAATTTTAGAAGATGAAAATTCTAGTTTTAAATCATATAAAAAAGAAAATTAAGTTAAATTATGGGAGGAAATAAATTATGTTAACAAAAGAGTCAAAAATTAGAATATTAGAGAATTTCCAAGCTATTGACTATGTTGTTTTTGGAAAACCTTTAAGTAAAATGGGAGTATGTTGCCCATTCTTTACTGAAGAATATCTATCTGCTAAAGGTGCATTAATGTCAGTAATGATTGAAATACAAGAACTAATTGGTCATAATCCAGAAGTTATAAAAGAAAAAATTGATACTTCTGTGTTGAAAACTATGGCTAAAGAGAGTGCTGAAATAGCTAGGGAAAATTGTAAGATTTTAGTATCATCTAGTGATGGAAGAAAAGATGTTAAAAAATCTTTAAGAGAATCATTATTAAAAGTTAAAACTAAGAAAGTTAATATTGATGAAATAATTCAAAATGAAATTAAGAGAAAAGCTTATGGGCTAGCTGTTGATAATCTTTTAATATCAAGACCAATTACTGAATCTGAAAGTTTTGATAAATTAAATACTTGGAAAGGAAAAATTCTTGAAGATGCTTACAAAGTGTTAAGAGATAATTTGGTTGAAGCATCTATTAATGTTCTTGATAATGTAGTTGAGGATGAATCAAAAAAAAAGTCATAAATGAAGAAAAAATTGGATTTGGTAGAAGAGCTAAAGCTACTTTAGATTCATCTTTTACTAATAAACAAATTAAACAAGATGAATGTATGACAAATTGCGCAAAATTAAAAGGTATTAAAAATAAACTTGGAGTTGGGATAATATATAGAACATGTATGGAAAAATGTAAACAAGTTTAATTTTTTAATGATGGAGTTAAATAGTGAACAATGAATACGATAAACTTTTAGAATATTTAGACAGTTTAAAAGAAACAGATAAAAAACCAGTTCCTAAAAAAGAGGAAGTTAAGGCAGAATCTGTTTCTAAAACAATAGATAAAATAATTGAGGAATCTCAAATATCTGATATATTTGAGGTTCCTCAAAGCACAAAATCCACTGCAGGATTTGATGTTACAAGATTTGAAAATTTAATGCGTGCTAAATTAATTGATGAATATAAGAAAATGCAGAGTTATGAAAGACCATATATTTCTGTAGGTGAATTATTTTCTTGTATGAGAAGCAATTATTATGCAAGATTAAAGTATCAAGTAGATGTTAAAGATCTATTTAAATTTTCTTATCTTAAATTAATGCAGGAAGTTGGGAATACAGTACATTCTGTAGTACAGTCAGTTTATGATTTTTCTGAAACTGAGAAAACTATAGTTAGTGAAAAATATGGAGTTAAAGGAAGATTAGATGCTTTAAAAGAAACTTTTATTTATGAAATAAAAACATTGGATGAAGATAAATTTTCTGGAACTTATAGACCAGATGATTATCAACAAGGAAACATATACGCTACTATATTAAATAATGAATATAATATGAATATTAATACAGTTGTTCTATTATATTTTTTTAGAAATAATCTAAAAAAAAGACCAGCTGTTTTTGAAATAAAAGTAAATGGTAAAGAAGCGGAATCTTATTTATTAAAAGGAAAGAAGTTACAAAATTATATTGTAAAAAAAGAAGTTCCTGATGTTGGTGATGCAACAGAGGAACAATGTAGATATTGTTTATTTAAAAAGTTTTGTGAAAAAGATGAAAGTAAAATAGAGAAACCATTTAAAAAAATTAATGAAAAAATTATAGAAAAACCAAAAACAGTTTTTCTAATGTAATTATTGGAGGATTTTAAAATGATCGCAGTTTACCCTATGTTAGTTTCTCCTAATATAAACCCTAATGTATTACCAGGTATATGTAAAGTATTAGAAAGATTTGTTATGATTTATGAGTTAGAAGATGTTGCTCAAAGTTTTAGATTAAAGGGAAAAATAACTATTGGTGGTGTAGAAGGATTAGCAAGCCAAGCTTCAAAATTTATGTTAAAACATAGAGCACATGAAAATTTTATGTTAGAAGTTAAAGGTGATCAAGGAGGTCCAGAACAATACGAAAGAACAAGAGCATATAAAAAAGCAGCAGATGCAGCAGAAGCAACTGAAAGATCTGAACAAGAAAGAGAAAGAATGTTTAAAGCTGAAAGGGAGAAAAGGGAAACTGAACAAGGTATATCTAAAGAAAGAGAACTAAGAGATATAGAAACAGGTAAAATAGAAACTGCTATGTCTAAAAAAACGATGCATATAGATTTTCCAAGAGTTGAGGGTATGCATGTAGAACCAACTTTTTGTACAGTTGATACAGCTAATGGAACAAAACTATTAGGAATAAAAGTTATACCTTATCCTATAAAAAATAGTGAAGAACTTGAAAAAATGATTAGTACTGATTTATCATTTAATATAGTAGATAAATTTATGTATAGTAAAACTAGAGAATTATTTAAATATTGGTATCAAGTTTATGATTTTTTATCAGATAAAATACCTTTTATGAAATCTAGAGATATAAGTGGAAATATAGAAAAAGATATTTTATTTGCATCTACTAAATATAAAGAAAAAATTTTCTGCTTGCTTAGTCAACAAGATTTAGAAGATGATAAACATTTTAGAAAAGCAGGTTCTGTATCTAAATTATTTGGATTAGGTTGGGGATCAATAATAATTAATGATGATGTAAATAAAAGAACAAATTTTTGTATGAAAGAATTTGGTGGTATGTGCTCTTCTGTTCCACATGGTCTTTTATTTTCTAGTTTTGGTAAAGAAAATTATAAAGTATATGAAAAAATTGAAGATATACAAAAAGTAACAAGTCCATTTTTTAAACATAAAATTAGTCCAAGAAATTTATTTAAAGAATCAGTTATTGAAGCAAAAATATCAACTTACTTAGATTATTTAAATGAAGATTTTAAGGAAGATCTTGGAAATAAAGCTAAAGAAACTGCTGATGAAGCAGGAAGGAAAATTTTTAATAGAAAAAAAGCTCAGGAATGGACATTAAATAAAGCTGATAAAATAGCAGAAAAAATAATTGATAGAACTGAAAAAATTGTATCTGGTGCAAAAAAAATAAATGCTGCTGCTCCAACAAAAGTAAAAGTAGGTACAGCTATTGGAGTTGGTGCTTTAGCTACTATTGTAGGAACAGAAGTTTATAGAAATTATATGACAAAAGCAGCTAGAGTTTGTGCTGGTTTACATTCTAAAGAAAAAAGTGAATGTATGAAAAAATACAAGGAACAAGCTAGAGTTGCTAAAGATAAAATACTTGCAAAGATGAAAAATAGGAAATAATTATATGGAAATTAACTTAAATGAAATAAAAAGTAAAGAAGAATCATTAGAGCTATATAGTGATAATTATCCGTTTAGTTTACCATTACGAATATCTAATTTTGAGAATGAAACTGAATATAATAAGTTTGTTAAAAATTGTGAAAAATTAGTTAGAGGATCAGTAGAATATAGATTATGGACTAACTATATAAAAGACGTATTAGGAATTAATGAATGTGCTTTAACTAAAGAAATAAATTCTGAAGCAACAATTGATATACATCATCAAGTTCCGAGTTTATTTATTTTAATTAAAGCTTTAGTAAATAAAAAATTAGATAAAACAGAAATTTTTTCTACATTTGATATTGCTCTTGAAGCAATAGAATTGCATTTTAAGAATAAAGTAGGATATATTCCACTCGTTAGTTCAATGCATGAAAAACTACATAATGGATTTTTAAAAATACCTATTGAATTAGTAAAAGGCGATTATAATTATTTTCTAAATGAATATTCAAAATATTTAGAATCTGAAGACTTAGATAGTTTACAAGAAAAATTAGCTGTTTCAATGAAAGATTATGAATATAAAGATTGGTCAAAGGATAATTATCCAGGATTAAAAATAAATGCTTCTAATTAGTGATGAATCAAAACAGAGAGCAAGAAGTCCTCTAAATATAGATAACTTTGCTCAACGATATGTTACTACTAATGGGTATTATACATTTACATCTCCAAGTATGTGGACAATTGAAAAAAATTTATATCTTTTATTAAAAGATTCTACTGTACAAAAGTTTGATGCTCAGTATAAATATAAACCTTCATATTTATCTTTTGATCAATATGGAACTGTTATTTTAGAACAACTTTTAATGTATGTCAATAATGTTTTTTGCATAGAAGATTTTGATCTAAGCACTGTAGTTATTCCAACATTAAATTCAATTATAAACATATGTCAAGATAAATTTCCTCCTCAAAGCTTAGAAAATTTGGAGACTGTAACATGGTAATAAAACAAGAATTTGAATTGCTTAAAGATACTTCAAATATATTAAAATTACCTAGTTTAAAATTAAAGCCATTTAAAGTAGATATTGGACCAAGAAAAGTTTTTGTTGTTTTAAAACTAATGGAAAATAAAATAGATCATTTTACTAAGAAAACAGTTTTTGATTCTGTTACTATTTTAGAAAAAAGAAAGTTTTTTGAAGTAGTTAATATGCCGGATTATCCATTACATATTTCTTATAATAATCCAACTAAACAAATAATTATTAATCTTTCTGGATTTGGTACTGATGATATATATCCAAATAATCCTGATCCTAAAAATATATATGCTTCTGTTGTTTATGGTATATGTTTTTATAATTTAGTTAATAATAAAATACATGTTCCAGAAAAATATTTTGGTGTAATATCAAGTTTTATTACTAGTATGTTTATACAAATTTTTGGAAGAGAGTATGGATTATTAGGTCCTTATTCTTCAGAAATACCAAAATTAAAATTTTTAATATCTGCTTATGTTCTAGTTGCATTCTTTGGTGAAGAACAAGAAAAAGCTTATAGAAAAGCAGCTGCAGCATCAGGAATTAGTTTAAAAGATATTCATGAAATTCTTGAAACAGGAAATTATAATTTTAGTAGTATTATTGATTTTATCCAAGCTCTATCAGATTTAAAAGTTATGATAGGTTTAAATAAGTATTCATTTACTAGCAAACTTTATAGATTATTAGGAGCTAGTTTTTTACCAGCCTTTGAAGACTTTTCAAGATTTATTTCAATTATAACAACATCAAGTATTTCAGGGTCTAGTATCGTGCCCACCTTTATTAATAAATATAATCGAGACGAGTATTTAAAATTGCTAGAAATCTCAAAGATGATCTTCAAAGAAAAATAATAGTTTTAAGAGGATAAAATGGTATATAAGGGATTTCATCGAGCAAAAGTTATTAATGCGAATGATCCGCAACAGTATGGAAGAGTTCAAGTATGGATCCCAGATTTAATGCAAAAAGTTTCAGATAAAACTGGACTATGGGCAAGTCCAGCTAATAATCCAATTTCTGGATTAAACTCAGATGGAAATCCAGAACATTGGTATATGGGGTCTTCCTATATCCCGCAAAAAGGAAGTTGGGTTGTTATATTTTTTGAAAATGGAAGACCAGAAAGACCTTTTTATTTATGTGGGTTAGATTTAAAAAATAGTAAAGTTTTACCAGAAAATAGAGTTGGATCATTACCCCATAGAAAGTGGGTTATATTTAAATCCAATAAAGGAAGATCAATAGTTGTATCCGATGATCCTGATGATGAAAGAGTTCAAATTACAGGGTTAAAGAGATTATTGAGTAGTCCCCCTTCTGGAGATACTGCAAGTGTTTCCACTATAGAGGGTAATCAAACTACTATTTTACTAAGTGAAAAATCTGGCGAACAACAAATTTTAATTAAAACTTATCTTGGCGATTATATAAAAGTAGATATTGAAAAACGAACATTAACAACAAATTTTAAAGAATCTATTTCAACAGAATCAACGGATTCAACAATAACAACAAAAGCAAAACAGGCTATATCTACAACATCAACTGACTCAACAATAACTACATTAGCAAAAGGAAATATTACAACAACTTCTCAAACTGGAGATATTATAGAAATTGCAACAGTTGGGAATATTTATAAACAAGCAGGTGGGGCAATATCATTGACTAGTCCTTCTGATATAAGTTTTAATTCCCCTGATGTTCATGTAAATGGAAATCTTAAAGTTAGTACTGGTGCTGATGGAAATTTTGTAAGTTTAGATGGAAGGATGGTAACTGTAGTTAAGGGAATTGTAACGGAAATAACATAAAGAGGAATAACAAAAATGAATACTCCAATGACTGATAATATTCAGACTACTATAGATTTAACTAAAGCTGAATATTGCAGAATTAAAGACTTTCAAATTAAATTAACAGCAGATTTTGCTGATGAACTTGCTGCTATAAATTTGACAGTTAGTGAACTTGGGGGTATGTTAGATCCTATTTCACTTATAAATAAACTTTTATCTACTACAACTTCGAAAATAATAGAAGCTCAATCAGAAGTATCTTTAAAAACTACAAAATATAATCAATTACTTTCTGATTTAAATGATAAATTAAATATACAAAAAGCAGCTTTACAAGATTGGTATAATTCTCTTCCACCAGAAGAACAAGCTAAGTTACCACATAAACCAGATGGTAGTTTTGATATGGATTCTTATTGTACAACTTTACCAAATTCTCAAAAAGAATGGTAAGAGGAATTTAATAAATGAGTGATACAAAATTAATTGGAACAAAAAATAATCTAGCTGTTCCCGTTAAAATTGGACAAGGATTAATAATTGATAGTACTGGAGTTTTATCAACTGAAATTAATGTTGGAGAAGGATTAACATATGACAGTACTGGAAGTTTATCACTTAATATTGGAGAAGGTTTACATTTTGATAGTACTAATGGAGAACTAGAACTTAATATAGCATCTTCATCTGGTCTTGGTGGAATCAAAGTTGGTGATGGTTTAACTATTGATAGCGAAGGAGTTTTAACTGCTGTTGCTGGAACTGGAGGAACTGGTGGGTCAGGAACTTCTGGAACATCTGGTACTAGTGGAATAGGAACATCTGGGTCTAGTGGAACTTCTGCTACTGGAGTAACTAGTGGAACATCTGGAACAACTGGGTCACACGGAACATCTGGATCTTCTGGAACAAGTGGTTGGGGAACTTCTGGAACTTCTGGAACTGGAGTAACATCTGGATCTTCTGGTAGTAGTGGAACAACTGGGTCACATGGAACTTCAGGGTCTTCAGGGTCTTCAGGAAGTAGTGGAACAGCAGGAACTTCTGGAACTGGAGTAACTAGTGGAAGTAGTGGAACTTCTGAAACATCAGGTAGTAGTGGTTCTTCCGGTAGTAGTGGAACAGCAGGAACTTCTGGAACTGGAGTAACTAGTGGAACTTCCGGTACAACTGGGTCACACGGAACATCTGGATCTTCTGGAACAAGTGGTTGGGGAACTTCTGGAACTTCTGGAACTGGAGTAACTAGTGGTAGTAGCGGAACATCTGGAACAACTGGGTCACATGGAACATCTGGATCTTCTGGTAGTAGTGGGACAGCAGGAACTTCTGGAACTGGAGTAACATCTGGATCTTCTGGTAGTAGTGGAACAACTGGGTCACATGGAACTTCTGGAAGTAGCGGATCCAGTGGATCAACGGGAACATCAGGAACATCTGCAACTGGAGTAACAAGTGGAAGTAGTGGGACAGATGGATCTAGTGGTTCTTCTGGAAGTAGTGGATCTAGCGGATCAACGGGAACATCAGGAACATCTGCAACTGGAGTAACAAGCGGTAGTAGTGGAACTAGTGGGATAGGTACTTCGGGAAGTGGGGGAACATCAGGAACATCTGCAACTGGAGTAACAAGTGGATCTTCTGGTAGTAGTGGAACTTCTGGTACAACTGGGTCACACGGAACATCTGGATCTTCTGGTAGTAGTGGTTCTACAGGAACTGGTGGAACATCAGGAACATCTGCAACAAGTGTAACATCTGGAAGTAGTGGGACAGATGGATCTAGTGGTAGTTCAGGAAGTAGTGGAACAACTGGGTCACATGGAACTTCTGGAACATCTGCAACTGGAGTAACAAGTGGAAGTAGTGGATCTAGTGGAACAGGAATTTCTGGTAGTGCAGGAACAAGTGGTTCATCTGGAACTAGTGGAATAGGAACTTCTGGGAGTGGAGGAACAAGTGGTTCTTCTGGAACATCTGGATCTAGTGGGGGACCTGGAACTTCTGGAACTTCTGGAACTGGAGTAACTAGTGGTAGTAGTGGATCTAGTGGAACGTCAGGATCTAGCGGTTCATCTGGAAGTAGCGGAACAGCAGGAACGTCATTTAATTTAACTTATGGAACTACAGGAACATCAGGAACAACAGCATTACCTGATGGTTCTTTATATATAAAATATGGAACTGGAATTGCAGGAACCAGTGGAACAAGCGGATCGTCAGGATCTAGTGGAATAGCAGGAACAAGAGGTTCTACTGGTACTGGAGGTACATCTGGAACTAGTGGTAGTTCAGGATCGTCTGGAACTGCTGGATCAAGTGGTAGTTCTGGAATTAGTGGAACGTCTGGATCAAGTGGTAGTTCTGGAATTAGTGGAACGTCTGGATCAACTGGAACTGGTGGAACATCCGGAAGTTCAGGATCAAGTGGTTCATCTGGAATTAGTGGATCGTCCGGTAGTTCTGGAACATCAGGATCTAGCGGTAGTTCCGGAAGCAGTGGATCATCAGGAATTGATGGATCTAGCGGTAGTTCTGGAACTTCTGCAACAAGTGTAACATCTGGAAGTAGTGGAACAGATGGATCTAGTGGTAGTTCAGGATCATCTGGTCTAACAGGAACATCGGGTAGTTCAGGATCATCTGGTATAACAGGAACATCTGGTAGTTCTGGATCTAGTGGTGCTACAGGAACTTCTGGAAGTTCAGGATCATCTGGATCTAGTGGATTAACAGGAACTTCTGGAACTTCTGGAACTGGAGTAACAAGTGGTTCTTCTGGAAGTAGTGGAAGTAGTGGTGCCAGTGCTGTTGCTGGAGAACTTCCTAGTAGTTATGTTGAAATGACTAATCAAAGAACAACTACATCAGGAACTCTTGAAAATATAACAGGAGCAGTAACTACTATAACATTGGATGAAACAGTACCAATAGCTGTATTTATGACTGCAGAATGTTTATTAGTGAGTGGTGGAACAACTACTCTGGCTGTAGCAATAAATGTTAATTCATCAGATACAGACGAAGGTCAAATAGAACTTGCAGCAACTCCAACTTTTGGAGGATTATCATTTACACATCGAACTGCAGCACTAGCTCCTGCTACATATACAGTACAAGGAAGATTTAGAAGATCTGCAGGAACTGGAATAGTTGGTGTAAATAGGGTTGACCTTCTTGTTATGGCTATGCAAGGAGCAAAAGGTACAGGAGGAACTTCTGGTTCTTCTGGAGAAACAGGAACTAGTGGATCGTCAGGAACTAGTGGTCCAGCAGGAACATCCGGTTCTTCTGGATCTAGTGGAACAGGAGTATCTGGAACTAGTGGTAGTAGCGGAACATCAGGAGGAGGCGGTGGAGGAGATTTCTTGTTGGTCCAAATTTTTACTTAGGAGGAATTATGGCAACAGCAACAAAAAATAAACTTAGTGGTAGTACAAGTGGAATGGGAATTAAAGTTGCTGCGACAGCGACTCTTGGGACAACTATACATCAAGCGGTTGCATCAACAACTGCAGGTACTTATGATGAAATATGGTTATGGGCGTTTAATAGTTCTGCAGCAGATATTGTACTTACTATTGAATTTGGGGAT